ATTTTCTTTATTACATAATATACACGATATATTATCAATAAATCCAAGTTTTTTCAAATATTCTTCAATAGAATCATCTCCTAGTAATAATGAACCTGATGCTGTAATTTCATAATTTTTTAAGAATATATATTTTTCTATAGAAGCATCAACAAAACAACATATGTATTTATTTAAGAAATTAATATATTTAACTCCTACTATATCATTATCATGTCCAGAAGTATTTTCTTTATAACCAGGATGATTTAGCATATCAATTCTTGAATCATTCATTTCAAATACAAAATTTCTAAATGGATATATCTCTTTCCATAGATAACCAGATAATAGTATCTTATTAATTGGATTATTATTAAAATTAATATTTTTAATATTTTCATCGTTTACTGAATGAGGGACCCATAATTTAGTTTTAACATCTAAATTATAAGCATATGGTGATATTATTATAGATGATTTTTCTTTAAAAAAATTTATAATATTTTTTGAGCCTACTTTATTATGTTCATAATAGTCTTCTATTTTATATATTATTTTACAATTTTTATTAATAATAAATTCTGAATAATTAATTTCATAAAATGTATGTATTAAAACTATATTTTCATTTAATAAAATTTCTTGAACTTCTTTTGTATTAAATTTTATTAATTTCCATCCTAGCTTTTCTAACTGTTTTAAATAATTAATAAAAAATAGTAAATACTTTTCAGAAAATTCTGTATAAATAATATATTTATTCATATTAATAATATATATATTTACTTTATATCTCTATTTCTTCTAGTTTATCTATTTTATCTTTACAAAAGTTTAAACCTTTTTGTAATCTTTCTAAATCTTCTTTATTAGAACATAATTGTATAGCTTTTATAAACGCATCATTTGCTTCATTAAAATGCCCTGTATAATATGCATGTAAAGCAAATTCATCATAACTTTTCCAGCCATAACTATCAAAATCAGAAAATAAATGGGATGTATCTAAAGTATTATCTTTATATATAAAACCTAATGAATATAATTCTTCATTATATATATCTTTTTTTCTTGTATAAGATAATACTTTATATACAGCTTCTTTTCTTTTTGGATTTACATTTTGCGCCTTCCATGCATATTTAAGTTTCTTCTTATAATCATCTGTTAAATCAATTAAATATAAATAAGATACATATATTTCTTCTTTCCATCCATTAAATTTAGTTCTTAATTTAAAATATTTTTTTGCTTCTTCTAATTTTTTTGCATGTATACATGACTGTCCTAAATAATATAATTCTCTAGATTTAGAATAAATAGTACTAATTTCTTTTTCTAATAATTCTACATCATTTAAAAATTTTTGATTATTTTTATTTCTATTTCCCTCACATGAGTATATCATAGAAAATGTATGTGGTAATTTACCAATAACAATATTTTTATCAAAACATTTTGAATATTCATGTGTTACACCTACAAATCTCCAATCATATTTTAAATTTAATAAAAATAACATATTAAAAATAGAATCACTAGAAACCATATTTAAATTATATCCAGCAATACTGTCAGTTAATAATTTTTTATCAAATTCACCTTTTATAAAATCATCTGCATCAAGAACTAATGCCCATTTCATATGATTTCTTGATAATTCTAATGCTTCCGATCTATTATGACCAAAATTAACCCATGGCTTATCATATACGTGCCCTGTTATTTTTAATTCTTCAGATACTTTTTTTATAATTTCTTTTGTTTTATCTGTTGAACCAGTATCTACAATACAAAATGTATCTATTAAGTGAATAGCAGAACGTATGGCGCGTTCAATAACATGTTCTTCATTTTTAACAATCATACATAATCCAAGTAAAGGTTTTTCCATCTAGACTAAAAATAAAAATTTATTTAGATTGAGTTTTCGCAGAAGCAGAAGCAGAAGCAGAAGCAGAAGAAGAAGCTTGTGTCCAAATATTATCTAACTTATTTCTTTCTTCCATCATTTTTTTTAACTTTTCTTCCATAGCTTTTGCTTCTTCTGTTTTTGGAGTAGAACTACAACTTCCTGTTCCAGAACCCCAGCGATTTAATGTGCATCGTGGTGAACTCATCTATTTAGATTCTAGAAAGAATATATAGTTACTTTCTCCTAGAATAGGACCTTCAATTGAATGAACATTTTGATCATCATATAGAAACCACTTTTCTTCCGATCGATTTTTTGCTTGTGCCGTATAATGACCCCCATTTGCTGAACCATGATGATCAACAATAGAATTTAGTTGATAATCGCATATTTTTTTATAAGGCGATGATTGAGAGAATAATCCTGTAAGATTTAGTATAGGACCAAATGGTTCAATTGGTGTATGAATCTTTTGCCCGTCATAATTAAATCGTTTCAATACAACAATTAAATTTTTAGGGAGTTTCCAAATTCTTGTTTTTCTTATTGCTTTACTTCTTTTTGGTGTACACTTATCGCAAGCATAATCTTCAATAATTTCTTCATTTAGTTCTCCCATAATACATTCAATTAAAGTTGGTTTTTCATTTTGTTTCTTAATAACACCTTTCAAAGTATTAAATGTTTCCCATTTATTTGACGTAAACCCACATGAACGACAAAGAGTTTGAATATGAAATAATCCAAAGAATAAATCTACAAAAGGAGAATATTGGTTCTCAAAAGAATTTTTCCATACCTCTAAAGATTTATTTTGAAAGATTTGTCGCTCTGATTTTAATTCACATTTTGTAATATTCATATTTACATTACGAGAAAGTGATTCATGCAGTGAATCAAGTAGAAACATAAGGAATTCATGTGCATCATGTTGTTCTCTTAAGGCTAAATGTTCAAAACATGAATCTTTTGCTACTTCTGAAAATGCATGCCAGAATCCATTTGGGCGAATAGAAGAATTCGATTGAATTTGTGAAACTGTTTGAATTAAATTTGCAAACTGTTTTGTAATTTCATTATATTTACAATCTTTCTTAAGAATTGTAGTATATTTATCTTCTTGAAAGAGATTTTCAATATTATAACAATGGCGAAATGCCTGAAGAGTTGCATTTGCATAACATGTGAATCCTACATTTACTATTCCACCTGTTCCATTAATATTCATCTTATTATGATACTATTTTTCATATTTAAACCTTTACAATTTTTTTTGTTTTACGTAAAATAAAAAAAATTGTATCCTACAAACCATTTAGATTTGTATTAAAAATGTCTGACTACGAGAGTTATTATCAAATTAGACTACTTGATGATTTACATAATTATTTCCCTGATATTCTTTATGGTCGTCAATTTGATAATAATCCCTTAGTTGCATATATTCGCTCTCAAGCACACAATCGATTTGATTTGTTCACGCGTGCTACAAATAATCATAATCGTAACGTTATTGTGAATACACCCACACAACCTCCTACTCAATCACACCAGAGAATAGTAAGTTCTAATCCTAATGATACTATTCGTATTACATATTCTATAGACGATGATGAGCATATTCCTTCATCACAAGAAGATTCTTTACTGAATCCTCTTGCATCGTTAATTACTGCTGCATTATATCCTCAAACACATAATATGATGTTTCCTAATTTGCGTAGACAAACAAACTTAAATACATTTATGGAACCTATTACTATTCGTCCAACTGTGGAACAAATTAATAATGGTTCTAGTATTGTTGAAGTAACAAATAATAATGATAATTGCGCTATTTGTCAAGATTCACTTATTCAAGATGGTAGAAGAGTGCGAAGACTTAATATTTGCCAACATATGTTTCATGATAATTGTATTAGCACTTGGTTTACTAATAATGTTAGATGCCCAACATGTAGACATGATATAAGAACTAATTAAAATTTATATTAGGCTAATCTGACTTAGTTCCATAGGCAGCTCTTTCATTTTAATATTATAATATGATTCAATCTCTTCTCTTGCTCTTTTTTCATTTGAAGAAATAAGATTAATTGCTACACCCTTTCGCCCAAAGCGACCAGAGCGACCAATACGATGAATATAATTTTCACGATTATTTGGCAGTTCATAATTAATAACTAAACTAATTTGCTGAATATCAATACCACGTGCAAGTAAATCAGTTGAAACTAATACACGAACCTTTCCGTCACGGAACTCTTGCATGCGACGACGGCGTTCAGCATTTTCCATATCACCATGAATACAAAGAAGAGGATACCCATCATTCGAAAGTTTATCAGAAAGCCATTCTGCACTTTGGCGTTTATTACAATAAATAATAGCTTGATTAATATTCAACTGTTTATAAATATCACATAGAATTTCATATTTCCAATCATCTTTTTCAACATCAACAACATATTGTACAATTCCATCAAGAGTTACTTCTTCAGCAGGAATTAAAATACGAACAGGATCTTGAAGAAGTTTGTTTGCAACTTCAATTACTTCTTTTGCCATGGTGGCAGAAAATAAAGCAACCTTTGTAGTATTTGGAAATCCAATATCTAGAATACACATTACTTGCTTGTAAAAGCGATCTTCAAGCATTTGATCTGCTTCATCAAGAATTAATACTTTAATATCACGAGTTCTCAGAATATTACGTTCCATAAGATAATACATACGACCTGGTGTTCCAACAATAAATTGAACACCATTTTCAATAGCGGTGATATCATCTTTAATAGGTGTTCCACCCGTTGCACAATAACAATTTACAGGAATAAACGATCCAATATTTTTTGCTACATTATAAATTTGTTTTGCAAGTTCTTGTGTTGGGACTAGGACAAACACCTGTGGGTTGTTAATTGCGGGGTCAATCACAGACATAGAACCAATTGTAAAAGCTCCAGTTTTTCCGGTTCCAGACTGTGCTTGTGCTAGAATATCTTTACGCTCACGAATAGGAACAATTGCTTTTTCTTGAATTCTAGATGGTTTTTCAAAACCATATGAATAAATACCTCTTAAGAGGTTATCCGGTAACCCCATATCATCAAATGAGGTATATATTTTAACTTCAGTAGATTCCATTCTTTTTAATACTAATTGAAATTACTTTATGTATCCAATTTTTTACAAAATTTGTAAAAAATTAAACGATTGTTTTTATAATTACTAGTAGTAAAATGGAATCAGACAACTTTATTTCCTCTGGTGCAGTTGATGCAGATGATGTAGAGGATATTCTTGAGGATCTTGATGAGTTTGATGATGTAGAAGATCAGCCAGAAATTGAAGTTCAAGAAGAAAAAACATATTTCAGTAATCCGATTGAAACACTTCTAAAATATCATCCAGAGTGTATTCTTGAATATGAAGAAACAGAACAAGCTGGAATTCCTTTACGAGAAACTCTTGGTGATCCAGTTCATCGTTCTATGCCTTTCTTATCTGTATTTGAACGAACTAAAATTCTTGGAATGAGAACAAATCAACTTGCACAAGGAGCACGACCTTATGTAAAAGTTCCAGAATATGTTACAAGTGTTCTTGATATTGCAAAACTAGAACTTAATGAGCGCCGTCTTCCATTTATTGTAAAACGTTATATGCCTGATGGGACATATGAAAAGTTTAGACTAAGTGATTTAATTATTCTTTAATAAACTCTTATTCTATCTTCTGGCGCAATATACATTTTATTTTCTACTTGAATATCAAATGCTTCATACCATTCATCAAATTCATTTACAATATTATTTACGCGCAACTCTGGTGGAGAATGTGCATCTATAAATAAAGATTGTAGTTGTTTTATTTTTTGTTCTTTTGTTCTCCATGTAATCGCGTATGAAATAAAGAATTGTTGAAGTTCATGTTTTTTTTCTTTATCAGTTTTTCCTTGTATTTCATCTTTTAATGCATGTAATGCAATTGATAATCCTCCTAAATCTGCTAAGTTTTCATTCAACGTTAACTTCCCATTTATTTTTGTATCTAGAATTTTAGAATTATTATATAATTCAATTAACTCTTTTGTAATTGAATTAAATCTTCTATTATCTCTAGGGAGCCACCATTTTTTTAAGAATCCATGTTCATCATAATTTCTACCACTATCATCAAATGCATGAATCATTTCATGACCTATAACACAGCCTAATCCTCCATAATTCCAACCACTAGATTTATTATCACTAAAATAAGGATACATTAAAGAACCAGCAGGAATTATAAATTCGTTTATTTCACTATAATAAAATGCATTCACAATAAATGATGCTTCAGACCATGTTTTACCAGGTTTAGATTTTTTATTTAATAGATAAATATCACTATCTGTAGAATTTGCTGCAAGTAAATATATATTCATTAATAAATTATCAGTTTGTAACTTTGGAAGATTTATTTTATAATAATAATCTGGCCAACCTATACTTAATATCATATCTTTTACTTTTTCTTTTGCTTTTATCTTTGTTTTATCTTCAAGCCATTTATTTGTTTCAATTTGATGTATAGCTGACTTACGTATTTTTTCAATAAAATAAGTTGCTTTCTTTTTTAAAGATTCTTGTAAAAAATATTCTTTGTATAATATTGATAAGGGTGTAGTTAAATATTCTTTTGTAAGTTCTAAGGTTAGTAGTTTTTGATAAATCTTTTTTTCTTGACCTCTTAAAGTTTTTCCAAAAAAATTATAATGAATATCATCATAAGGAGGGGGTAAAATTGGTAATGCATGAAGTATAAGATGTAAAATAAAAAGCTGTGTCCATTGTTCTAAAGAGAATGATTGAAACGCCTTTTCTAGTTGTTTGATCCATGTATCATTTTGAAAGCGATATGTATATTCTTTCCAGTTTTGAATTCCATAAGAAGTAAAGAAAGTCTTCCATGGAAAATGTCTAAATTTATTTTCAAGTTCTGAACCTTTTAATAAATAACTTTCTTTATTAGAAGAAACTTTTATATACGCTGCAAAATATGCTTCTAATGTAACTATATTTGACACATCTTCTATTTCAAGCATTTTACAAACATTTCTGATAAGACTTATATAAGATATTAATGTTCTTTGTTTTCCTGGTGCAATTCCTTTATAATAAGTAATATCAGGCAATCCTAATGAACCACTACCAATCAAAAGTGTGTAAATTGATTCATTATCTTTTGTTCTTTCAAGTTGTAAAAGTGTACTTAATAAAGAATCAACTTTATTCCTAGAAAAACTTCCAAGAATTTCGCCAATATCATGAATTGAACGAATACAACGTAACTTTTGTATTTCTTCTTTTAATAATAATATACTATTTTTTTGAACGCTTATTCTATTCGATGATAAAGCAAAACGACCAATCGCATCCTTAAGTTTTTGTTGAAAGACTTTTGGTTCTTTACCTTTTGATGCTTCTTCTTCACACTGATCTAATATTAAAAATAAATCCTTTTCAATAATACTTCCAATTTCATCATCAACACTATAAGATACTTGATACTCAGGAATATTAGTTTTTTTTAACCATTCATCATTAACATATAAATAAAAATTATCACCGGGATGAAAAAGGGTTGAAAATTTAGGAATACTAATATTCTTTTGAAATTTTGTCTTGTATTTCTTCAATGTTGCCATACCTAATTCTTACTATTAAATTAACATTACAACTATATGTATAAGCCTTTCTTTTATATATTTTATTTTTTAATAAATATATGCGTTTTTCCTGAAGAGGAGAAATTCGAGAAGGCTCACGCATCTACATTTTTAGTAGATTTATTATAAAATCCTGTAGATTTTACTAATTCATAAACAAGAGGATTATCTACAGCAGTTGTTTCATAACTACAGAATTCATATACATTTTTATCATTATACATGTATAAAAATTTATTATCTTCTTTTGTTAGTAACATATATCCTATATTTTGTAAGTGGCCTGCTACTTGTGTTGAGTATAGATTTGTATCAGGCTTATCTGTATAACTTACAATTACTAATCCAGGTCTATAAGGAGTATTTAATAAAGAAAATAGTATAGGAATTTCAATAGAATTATCAACTTGAATATTCAATAAATCTATACGGTGATTATCACTTGGAATATTCATAGAATCACATACAGATGTTACATAATTTTCAAAATTTATAGTTTGAACTGTTTCTCCACTTAAGTCAACCGTTCCATCAAAATAAAAAGGTAATGATTTTGATATACGAAGATTTTTTCCTAGAATCCATTTATTTGAAACATCCGTTGTAAATACACATTTTGTTTCTTCAGTTTCTTTACGTGTATTAAGAATATTTAATACTTTATCCCAATTACTTAAATGAGTTTTATTCCATTCTACAATATGAAGAGGGCAACCAAGTGTTTCTGCAATTTCTAATTCTCCAATTGGAGAACTTGAGGTTCCAACAGAAATAAAAACAGTTTTAATCCCCTTTGCAGAATAAAATTCCCAAAGTTTATCAACAATAGGTAATGGATTTGAACTATTTACTCCTACTAATTTTGTTTGTTTTTGCTCCGTAGTTGACATTCTTTTTTAGCCTTTGTTTTATTGACGCCAATTTTTACCGCAATTCAAACAATTAATGAAAATTGTCATTGGCTCATCCGCAGAACGTGTTTGCATTTCATAATATGTGCATTCACGCTTGAAACAACGAGTGCATAAGAATTGATCTGTGGCCATAGACTTATTTCCTTCCAGTTGACGCTTTTCAATAAGTTTCTGATGTTCAATTAATTCTTTCCATTTTGATTCATAAAGACTATAATGATTCATAGAGCAAATTTCATTAAATGTAACTTTCTTTAATTTATATTTTTCAAGAAGTTCTTTATTTTGAACATATGAATTTGAATTTAGATTTCCAACCACTTTACGTGCAATTGATTTATAAAGTTCTTTGTATAACTCAATACTCCAATCACGCGCAATATGTAAAGTTAGAGCGGAGTCTAAACTCTGTTTATAAATTTCATATTCAAGTGTATCACATTCTTTTGCTGTTAAAACTTTATCAAATAGTTTTTCAATTACTTTAATTGTATTCAAACGAATTTCATTTTTTACAGATGTTTCATTTAGTTGTTTGTCTGGATGAACATATTTAGAAATTTGAATTGTTTGCGATGAAGCTTTCTTTTTCTTTTTCTTCTCTACTTCTACAACTTCTTCTTCAGATTCGTAAGCTGCTTCATATTCATTAAATACTTCTTCATCAATAACTTCATCAAGATTTTCTTCATCTACTACTTCTTCTTCTTCCTCAAAATCATCATCTTCATTTTCTTCATCTAAATCTTCAAATCCTCCAAAGGCTTTTGAATAAAATTGTTCATAATCATCGACTTTAAAGTTTAGTGGAATTGCAAATGATGATTCAGATTTAGACGCTACTAAAATAATATCTCCAAATGCAAGAGTTGTATCATGAGGTGGCGGTAATTCATGTTTATTTTCACTACCAGCTTTACCTTTTGTAAATCCAAATAGATAAAGAGTTACTCCTCTATATCCATATGTGCCAAGAACTTCTATTTCAGTCTTTTTTTTAGTGTATCCTTGGATATGTTTCAAACTTAATTCTTTATCAGAACCTAGTGAAATTTTACCACTCTTTACTTCTGCCTTTTGCGTGAGAAGAAGAATAGGAACTACACTCATTTTTTATAATATTGATAATTGCTTAAATAACATTTAATTTTTATTTTTTTTTGTTAATTAAGGGTCTAAGTAATATTCACATATATACATGTAGTAATGAATTATGAAATTAAATACCATTTAACAAATAAAAATATTGATTCAGATAAATATGTTTTTATTTATGATTTTGGAGATATGAAAGGATTTTTTTATGATAATGAATTTAAACTCTTTAAAATTCTTAATAAGGATTTTAAAGAAAATATGTATACTGAATATTGCGTTCCATATGAGCAAATTCCATTAAAAGCAATTTCAATTGAAAAGTATTATTGTAAATATGAGAATAATAGTTATTTAATTCCAAATTATAGTATTCAGATTATTCCCTTTTTTCAACCTTCTTTTTCTCAGCAGTCTCCTCCTCCTCCTCTTCTTCCTCTTCCTCAATCTTCTGATGCTCAACCTTCTGCTCCTCAACTTTCTGCTCCTCGACCTTCAGAACCTGTTTCTCAACCTTTACACAAGAAGCAGACACACAAGAAGCAGACACACACGAAAGAAAACTTAAAAAAGAGCGCGGCATATCCATCACAGGTAAGCGAGAAAACACAACAGGGATTAATGTCTCAACAACCTCTGTTACAGCCTCCCAAGAATCAGTGGATGTCTTTAGAGCAGATAATGAAACATTCTTTATCTCTAGTTCCTCAAGAACCTTCTTTACAACACGCACAAGTAAATCAATCTTCTCTTGTTTTGAAGAAGAAAGCTTACCAACATTTACGGCAACCTCAAAAGAAAGTTCAAAAATTGTTTCAAGATTCAAAGTCTCAAGATTTTTTACAAGTTGAGAATTCATAGCTTGTGTGATAAATTCTTCAACACTCATTCTTTTCTTATATTTAGATGGAAATAAAAAGAGTTGACAATTTATACACAGTTATATTTATTATTGCAGGATTTTCATTATTGTATTTTTACTATATATATAATGTAAAAGAAGAAAAGTTTGAAGTTCCAGCACCAGCTACAGCTATTAAAAAACCGGAACCTATGTTAATACCGCGAGAAGTTTCTCCTTCTGGACCAAATCCCCCTAATGCAAGAATTCCAGAAATGATTGCTAGAGCTGAAGATAACTACAATATTGTTCCAAGTGATCCTCAAGATGAAAATTATGGTTCTCAAAATATTCAGGATAATTTACGTTATCCTGAAAGATTATTTGGACCTGGAACAAAAAATATTGGAACAAAGCTCTTAGTTGATTCAGGTGCTGCTAGCACTAAATTGCTTCCTACAGCAGAACCAATACAACCTTTCAATAGTGAATCAATAAGTTCTGGGGGGTTGATGGGTCGTGTCGGGGCAAATGATACTAATATAAATCAAAATTATTCTTCATTTTAGAGCCTAAAACTTTGTGAACTATATAGTATAGTAAAATGTCAAATGAGCAAGAACATATCGCTCAAGGCTCATTAAAGAGTTCTCATAGAAATACACATGCTATTGTATTAAAGCGTGCAAACACATTTCAAAGTCAACAAGCAATTGAATTTCTAAATTCAACAAATTTGGATTTAGTAATTCAACAAAGAATTTCAGCAGATAAGGCTGAAATTCCTTTAAAAAAAGGGACTTTCTTTATTGAATCATTTATAACAAAATCAGAACCAGGGTTTTTGGTATTTCTTCCAAATTTACCAGCAATATTTGTAAAATATAATTTATCTAAAAAAGAGCGTCTAATCACAAAAGGGCAGCCACTTTGTTATTTACTAAGATTTCGTGTTAGTGCTAAAGTAAATGAAGGTTCTGTATTTATTAGTTCTATTGATAATATTAATCACAAATTATTTTTAGAAGATATCTATATTTGGGCGAATCAAAATCTGTTTTCAACAAAAACTTATTTAGAACGTAGAACTTATATGAAACAATTTGTTGAATCTCATTGGATGCCAGATTCTCGTTTGCTTGGAGGATTAGTAACATCTATTATTCAACCGCAAGCACTTTCATCATTTAACTCTGTGTCTAATACTCCAGAGTTTCTAAAGATTATATTTATTCCAGATTCTCCAAATAAACGTCGGTTTGCCTTGTATTTGAATGAAACAGAAGCAAAGATTGAAGAAGGTTATTATGGACGTCTTGTTCAGCCATCACAAAAACAAGAAAATAAGAGACCTAGTGTCGCAAAAGCTGTAAAAGATCCTATATTACCAGATGTATTTAATTTATTTAATGGCTCAGATAATCTTGGACGCGCATGTATTCAGGATTTATCTTTGAGTAAAAGACTGAAAGATAAAAATAATATTGAAGTAAAAATTTCTTATAATGAAGAATTTAAACGCTATGAGATTGTTGATTTATCTCTATAGTAATTAGATGGTCAAAAGAAGAAATATGCGTAAAACACAAAAAGGTGCTGGATATTCATTTTCTGGACATGCAGTATCACCTGAAGCTCCTTATGCAAATGAAGTTGTTGGTGGTCCAGCGCTAACCCCTGATTGCTTAGGAGCGACACGTCCTGGTTTAGCATCTACATTACCTGGTACTGGTGGACTCCCGGGTTTTGCTGGCGGTTCTCGTAATTTAGTTAATAGTGATGGAATTGCTAGAGCTATTGGTGCTCCCGTCATGACTGGTGGCCGTTATACATTTGATCTTGCTGCTGAACCTATTGCAACTTCGGGTGGCCCTAGTTTAGGTGGATATCCTGTTGTCAGCCGCATAGGTTGTGAAGGCGGAATTGTAACTGCAACCCCACCAGGTGCTCAACCAAATCCTACACCTTTACAAAATGGCGGTGTAGGCGGTGTTGATAGTGCTAGTTATATTGCTCCTACGGCTGGATATACCTTGAAACCAAGTGATTGGGTAAGTTCTACTGGTTCTCCTTCATTATTACAAATACCATATGATGCTCGTATTGCAAATCCAGCATGTAATACGACTGGTGGCGGTAAGAAGAGACGTAATAGAAAATCACGTAAATCACGTAAATCACGTAAATCACGTAAATCAAGAAAAAATAGACATTAATTAGAATGTCTACTGTGAAATACGAAAATGATTCTACAAAACTAACTGGCGTTGATACCAATTCAACTCCTGCACTTACAACACAATATTTAACAAACCCATTTGGGAAGAATACATTACCTGCCGGTTATCCAACGATTGGTACAAATACCTTATCAACAGACTATAAGAATATAGCATATGGTAAAGGAAACACTAGCAATTCTTATCATAATAACTATAAAAGAGGGTTTGATTCAAGATACCCTTCTATATGGAGAAATCCTACTACTATTACAAAATCTGTACGCGCTCTTGATGATTGGGAGAAAGCTGCATTATATGCTGCACTAGGTAAACCATGGACACCAACAACAGGTGGTACAAGCGAAAAACTCCAATAAAAGAATAAGTACGGCGTTTAACATTATATAAAATATGTTTATATCATTTAGTAAATGGTTAAGACCAAAGCAAGAACTTTAAAAAGAGTTAAAAGGTCTTCTAAAAAAACATATTTTCTGAAAGGAGGGCAGAATAATTTAGAATATATAGATTTATATAATACTTTTAGTAAGAATTTAATATCAAAAAAAGAGTCATATGAATCTATTAAAAATAATGGTTCTGCTATTTACGATTCTAAAACAACACAAAAAAATGATTCGTTTAGAGGAGTTGCGAATGATATTATTGTTTTTTTAGAAAATTTTTATCAAACAACAAAACAAGATGTTGAATCGAAACAAATGACACTTCAACAAAATTTATTAGAATATCCTCTAAAATATAATCAATATTTTATTGAAGTAAATTTAAATATTAGTATTTTACTAAATGAAATAAATGATTCACTCGATTATGCACGCAACATTAATTCTATGTTTCAAAATAAAGAGATTCACGTTCATTTAATACAGAAATATTTAAATTTATTAAATGATGTAAAAATAAAAGTGAATGATTTTAATGAAAGATTACAAACTTTAATTAGTTCTCTTGATAAAATATATAATATAGTAAAAGAAGAACCTTCTCCAAATTCAGATATAGAAGATATAGAAACATATAAACGTAATATTCAAGATAGTATTTCAACTGTGAATCGTCCAATTCCAGAAGGATTTATACCAAATAGTAATACGCAATTTGTGAAAGGATGTCCATTAGGAGCTGTTCTTGAAAATAATATGTGTGTCTATTATAACGGTTCAAATGTTGTAGATTCAGTTCCTTTTCAAGAGTCACTAATAAATACAAAGTCTGATTATGTTGTATGGTTTAATCAAATAAATAAAGAATCAGTAGGTATTCCTACAGTATTTAAGAAAAAACCATATGAATATTTACTTCCATTAACAGAAGAAGATGCTAAATTATACAAAGCAAAATATATAGTATCAGAACAAAATGGTACTATAAAGTTGGATAGAAATAATATGAAGAAATTTGTAAATGAAATAAGTTGTTGCTGGAATCAAGATTCTGGTAATATGAGTACAAATACATCTGAAAGTTATTATATAGATTATGATAATTTACCGCAACCAGTAAAATTGTTAGAAATAATTGCTCCTACATTAAGAGAGAAATTATCTTCTATCAAATATGTTCGTTTATTAAATGAAGAAGATCAAATACTTTCTGGAATTCAATATATAGAAACAGATATTTCAGGAAATATTAAATTTGTAAATGAAAATGTAATACCTTTCTATCCAATTTTAAGTGAGTATACATTATCAAATAATTTATTTACAAAAACATCTTATAATGATGTAGATACATTTAAAGTTATTCTTTTAGAAGGAAGATTAAATAAAATACCTCAATTAAGTTCAAATCTTAAAACAACATATGATACTTCAATATTAAATTCATTTAAATATAATATTATTCCTTCGAATAATGTAAACAAATATGTTGAAATAAATATAAATAAATATTATTCACCTTTTGTATTACCTTCTTTATTATTAAATGAAGGTGATTATTTTTTAATACATAATATATCACCTAATTATCCTATTATATTTAATATTTCTAAGAATTCCGATGAATCACACGTTGTAGTATATCCAAATGAAATATATTGTTTTATTTATTCAAATGAAGGAGAATTTTTACAATATGGTTTCTTAAAATATAATTTACACGATGTATCATATAATACAACAAATAAAGTTTCTAAAATAATGCCTTTAAATAAATATGTATTTGTAGAAACAAAAGATATTTATGATGGAGAAACATTCATAATGAATAGTATTGAGCCAATTTTGGATTCTCAAAAGAAGGCAATTGTTGTTCCAAACTTTAATGAAAGTGAAAAAAAATTTTATGATTTTGAAGATGTATTTCAGTTAAATCCTATTGAAGTTCAGATTATAGAGCCTCAAGTGAAAGTTATAAATAATAAAACATTTAATTCTGGCTCATATCCTGATTTGAATGAATCAAAAGAACATTTATCATATAGTTCTCCATATATAACAAAAACAAACTCTGGTATTTTATTATTTTGCGATGAATCTGGTAAACCTAATATTGATATATTAGGTTATTTTATTCCAGTTATTACACCCGTTTTTTATAACGGTACAAATTATTTTTGGTTAAATTATGATAAAGAAATTAATTTAGAATTTAAAAAAAATTATATTGATGCATTAATTATAGATTCTAATTATTTAGCAGAAAATCAATTTACAACTGATTATTATTCTAGTATGAAAGAAAAAGAAAATATAAAACTTTATACAAATAAAGATTCAAAACCTATTATTGCAGAACAAAATAATTTTATAATTGCTAATGATCTAACTGGATTAATAATGCTTACTAGCGCTGTTCTAAATACTCCATTATTTAACAGTATATCAGTAAATATTAATGAAATTCAAGATACTGTAGATAAAATTCGTATATCAAATAGAATTGAAATATATATTGAAAATACAAATATATTAATTCACCAATATAACGATATTTCTGGGAATATGAATAACTTGAGTGATTTAAAACTTAAATTACAATATCAATCACAATTAGGAACAAACAAATCTTTAGAAGAAGCGAATATAATTTATTCAAGTGTTTTAGAAACAAATAATAAACTAAAAAATTTTTTACAAACACAAGAATTTACAAAGTTAAATAACACAAGAATTAAAGAAATTAAACAAATTCGCAATAATGAATTAGATTTGATTAAAACTTCAATTCAGAATTTAGACACTACATTAAATTCATTAAATTCGAGAGTTAAAGATAATGATTCTAAAAGAGATTATTCTATATTAAAAGATACATTTCAAAAAATAAAAAATGCATATGATGCTATAAATTATAATATAGATTCTATTAACGATTATACTTTATTAGAATCACAAGAACAAAATACAAAATTATTAATGAACAGTATACTTGTATTAAAAAATAATATAGATTCATTTGATAAATCTTTAAAAGATAAAGAAAATCAAGCATCTCAAGATGAATTAAAAATAAAAGAAGGTATATTACTATCTTTACAAACAACTATTCAAGATAGTATTGAATCTATAAATACTTCAAAATCACGAAGAAATGAAATAAATGAGACAAGTAAATCACAATTTGATTCATACTTTACAAATGTAGATAATATTGTTGGTTTAGTAAATACTGATAAAACAACTATTGTAAATACAGTAGATACAATTGATGAAAGAATTAGTAAATATGAATCTTATATTCAAAACTTAAATTCTATTAAACAGGATATAATAAATTTATTAAACGAAAATCAAGAAAATTCTACACAACAAATTCAAGAAGCAAAACTTTCATTAAATAAAAAAATAGAAGATTATAAAATAAATCACGCTAATATTTTAGAATTATTAAACTCTTTGGATATTTCAAATAAAGAAGATTATGAATCTCAATTAAGAAGTTATAATACTGAAATAATAAGTATAGATGCTTCTATATTTAATGAGAATGATTTAATTATGCTTGAATCAAAAAATAATCGCATAAATGAAATTCAAAGTTTAGAAAATACATTACAAACAGAACTTCAAACAATTCAACTCAATCTTCCGCCTATACCAGAGCCAGTGCTACCAGCACCAGTAATACCAGAACCAGTACTACCAACAGCACCAGTATCTGTTCAAAAAGGTGGTAAGAAGAAATGGCACACGCGCAAACATAAAGTTAATCGTCGCTAAATAAACAACCATTTTCTGGTTCAATTTCCTTTTTAACAGATTTATTTTCTTTGATTCCATCATTTTTTCCTTGCTGAACTGTTTCAATACTATACTCACATTTCTTATAATAATTTTTTCTTGATCTCCATTGATTCATCAGTGGATCATGTGCATCAATAATATCAATAATCATAGGCTGTATTACTCTTTCACTAACACGAGTGCGTAAAATACGACCTGTGCTTTGTTCTACATTTGTTCTAGGACTTGCCAGAATTACAGAATTCAGACTTTTAATATTCATAGCTTCTGATGCCATCGAATAACTTGCTAAAAGAACTTTTGCTTGTATGGCTCCAGATTCTCTAACTTCTTCTTTCATCCCTCCAATATAGTAACTAGTTGTAATATTTTTTGGAAGAAGTTTTTCAATTTCATTCAAATGTGCTATTCTTGCACTTAATACTAGAATTTTTCTATTTGAATCTTCTGCTAAAAGTTGAATCCATCGTGCAATTTCTTGGTTTCGTTCTTTACATTCAACTATATATGTAATTAATCTTGCTATAATAACATCTCTTTTATAATCATATGGAAGTCTTAAATAATCAGGATCTTGGCATGTAATATTTACACCTTTTACAATAACAGTTGGATCTGGTTCACGAACCTTTTCCCAGAACAAAGGTTTGCCAAGAAACATTTCAAATACTTTTGTTAATCCATCAGCTCGTGTAGGAGTAGCAGATAAACCTAATAGTTTATTTGTTTGGATTTTGAATAATGCTTTACAGAAATGTTGTGCACCCAAATGATGGCATTCATCAAAGATTGTAAATCCATAATCATGAAAGAAATCATCAGGAAAACTTTGGATACATAGAGTTTGAATCATACAGATTGTGCAGTCATATTTTTCTTTATCTGTTTGTCTTTTTTCTGCTTGAAGAATTCCAACTCTTAAATTTGGCATAACATTTTTAATTTCATTTTTCCATTGATTCATTAAGAATTCTTTATCCACAACAATAAGAAATCTTTTTTTTAATTGAGAAGCAATATTCAAAGCCATAAATGTTTTACCTTTTCCACATGGAACACAGATCAACCCATTTCTTTTTGAATTTAAATATGTATTGATAATATCTTTTTGATAATCATAAGGATTTCCAACAAATTTTGAATTTTCATCTGATAAATCCAATCCTTCCGATAAAATATTTACATCAGGTTCTCCAAATTTGGTGATTGCCCATTCTCTTGGTAGATAATAACGTTCTGGTGATTCTCTATATATTTTAAATCCTAATTCACCTTTCACTTTATATCTATCATCTACTTTTGGTTCTACATTACAACTATCCATAATCATTTTTAGATCTTTTTCTGAAAGTCTTGATTTACGGATAGAATATCCTTTATGTGTTAAAATTTTATTAGATTCTAATATATTCATTCTAATTATATAATTCATTTTAATTGTATCAATTTTTGCGGAAATAATACAATTAAAATTAATTATATTTAGTAGATGCACGAATATTATATTATTTTTACAGCACTTCTGATCTTTGCGGTTGCTCCTTTTGCTCCAGATGTATTTTATGAGTATTTTGTTGAAACATATGTAGGCATTTTTGTCTTATTATCAGTATCTTTATATTCCATCACATATGGATATTTACCTGCTGTATCAGTATTTACAGCTGCTGCTGCTCTTTATGCAGAGTCTCATGCTCGTAAAGCAAAGAAGGTTGTAAATGTAGATGTTTCTAATAATATAGTATCTCAAGCAATTAATACTATTGTAAACGCTCCTAAACTAGTATCTTCTGAAGAGCATCCTTCTATGGAAATGCCTGATGGTGATTCAGTAACATTCACACCAAAGGATTCTCAGCAAACAAATGAAATAAATAATTCTGATATTTCTATTAATGAAAAGGAGGCTTTACCTACAATTTCTTTATCAAAGGATGCTGAAACAGTATATGAAGAAAATCATCTAGCAGAAGTTAAATAATCTATGTAATAATTTAGATTAATAGTATGAAAATGTACTATTTTATAAGTCTTATATTAATAATTCTTATAATATCGTATTTATTATCAATTAAAGAAGATTTTAAAAATCCTCCTATTTCAAATGATGTATATATAATTAATTTAGATGAAAGTACTGAAAGAATGGCACAAATTATGAAAGATTTTTCTCATGTTTTTACTATATACAGAACTTCGGCGGTTAAGATGATACCAGGACAACAAGGATGTGCTATGTCATTTTTGCGTATTGTAAAAATGGCAAAAGAAAGAAACCTTCCAACAGTATTAGTTTTTGAAGATGATAATAAACCAGAACCTAATTTTTATCAGAACTGGACTATTATTAAAAATTACTTAGATTCTCATATGGATGAATGGGAAATATTTAATGGAGGAATGAGAAATATTATGGGTATTCAAAAATTAATAGAGTTAGATTCTGAAGTAAAACTTATTAAACCATCTGGTGGATTTTCTACAAATTGGATTTATATAAATAATAATGCTTATGATAAAATTTTAGGTTGGGAAGCAGCAGGAAAACCTCTTATAGATTTATGGTTTTCCAGTAGCTTTAATATATGGTGTTCATATCCTCTTTTAGCTTTACAACATTCAGGTAAAAGTGATATTGAAGGAGGTTATCGAGATTTTAATGATGAAGATGTTCTACTAAAAACAAATCTTGATAGATTAATTTCACTTCACAAGAGCAGCACCAATTAAGAATCCAGAAAATCCAAATATCCCAGCAACGCCCATATATAAACCACCTTCTGTGACTGGACCTATATTTATAAATTTTCCTAAAAAGAATTGAATACCAAGAAATAAAACAAAAAAAATTATAAAAGCTGCTATACTCCATCCACCAATAAATCTTAGTTGTTCAAAATTAATTTTACTTACTTCAGATGCGTCACGTAATGCAGTACGCTTACTTTGAATATCTCCTAGTGTCATATTTCCTTCAGCATCAAAATTAATTTTATTATCCGAAGTGATTGCTCCATCAACATCGAGTGAAATACATTTAATATTTCCTACTGGTACACTTGTTGGATTTGGTGGGACTGGAGGTATAGGGTTGCTTGGTGGTCCTGAAGTAAATCCTTCCATATTTGCAAATCCTTCTATATCTGATGCAGGACAATTATCTTTGAAAGTTGTGCAATCTAGACTTTTAACAAGAGTTGATGGTAATGTATTTTGATTTATAAATGGGGCTACATATGCAGGCCATATATCAATACTTGAATTTATATTTGACGGATTTTGAAGTTCTCCAGCAAGACTATTTACAGCCGCTAATGCTTCACTTGAATCTGAATTAGAAACTCTAATATTATTTAATGTTTCTTGTACTTTCTTTTTTGTATTCTTAATTAAATCTTTAATTTTTTTCTGAATTGTAGATAAATCTTGATTTGTCCAAATAGCCAATAAAGAATTATACAAATTTGTTGATATTTTAATTCCTGTGTAATTAAAACATACATATATATTATCACCTTGACCTACACATGTTTGGTATGTTACATAATCTTTTTGAGGAACACCATTAAAAATTGTTTCAATAGAATAAAGATTTGTTTGACTTAAATAAGAAAGTCCTTGTAAATATGTATTATCTTGTGTTACAGATTGGTCAACAATTAATGGAATAATATATAATATATATTTTGGATCCTGCTCATCAATATTATATAATGTTATAATAATATCTAATTTATTTTGAATATTAGTTGATATATTTGAACTTGGAATCCAATCATAATGTGTTGGTAAAGTAATTTGAACTGACTCAAGTTTATAAGTTATATTTTTAACTTTCATTTCAATACAATTTAAATCTTCATCAATTCTTCCAGATAATCGTGCATCATCTTCAAAACTAGGATTATCAAATCTTGGTTTAAAACTTAATGATGATATTAAAAATGAAAAACATTCTTTTAATTTATTGTAATCATCATTTAATTTAGTTCTTGGTATAGACATCCGTAAAGGGAATGCTACATAAGTACATCCATTACAACTTCTTACAGAACTCATCTCTCTATATCACATTTGGGATATAGGTCGGGCCATTAAACCTATATATACTTACTGAGCCATGTTGGTTGGTTGGACTAATTTCAACGTTTTCACCATCAAATAGTTCTTCACATCCAACATCATCTTGACAATCACGTTTCTTAAATCTTATAGGTAAAGGTATAGGATTGTTTGTATCTGTGCGAGTATAATAATTAAATCTATCAGAACGAGAACCAACTCGACGACCATATAATGGTAAAAGTTCTCCACTCGATGTTTTTACAACACCCATAGATTGATAATCATCTGGAATACCTCTTGTCGCTACAGTTGTTAATCCATAATAATTTTGTGTAGGTTCTGGTGCTCTTGTATATCTATCATCACCGCCTCTTGAAACATTAATATAAATAGGCTGTTGTTGCTGCATTTGCATCTGCATTTTTTGCGGCGGATCATCTTCTTGTATTTGTTGTTGGATTACTCTTGTTTTAAGAATACTGTATGCATAAATACATAATGCTAATAGTATAACTACTAATATTAAAAAAGTAGGAGTTATACAAAATATACCGGGAGGACATATATTACGTACTCTTGCCATCTATTTCTACTGATTTTAGATTTGAAGCTTCAAGAGAGTTATTATTTGTTGTCTTTGATAATGCAGTATTTATAGATACATCGTCAATAACAGGAACATGAATATTATTTCTAGGAAAATTATTTAATGTTCCAGTTGCTCTAACAGAAGATTCTGACGGAGTATAAATACGATTATTTGTTTGAACATTTGTTCCTAGATTTTCAAATTCTTGCATAAAAGTGGGTAATGAAGGATTGCCAACAATAGGCTCTACATCATTATCCACTAAACCGGAAACTTCATTTACTCTTGGTAAATTATGCTCTTTCTTTATTTGTTCTACACGATTTGATACTTCAGTTAAATTTGCAAATGCTTCTTGTTTGTTACCGTTTTTCATATTTTTAATACGATTAGTAATTTCATTTGCATTTGTAAATTTTTCTGTTTTAACACCCATTAATTTATTAAGAATACCAATAAATTGTGGAACAATATATACTAAAGTTACCATGAAAGGTGATCTTGTTAAATAGAATAGTAATGCAGCAAAACTAGATGTAACTAAAAAACTATTTAATGATAACGTAAAGAAGTCATATAATGCTAAAGTTGAACCAAGAACAATTAATATTTTTTCTTCTTTTAATGTAAACTTCATCCTCTATTATGAACCAGTCAAAAGAGGTGCGACAATTCTATGAAGAACCCAAAATGAACAACCTGCTAAAATGGATTTGATAAATAGACCAGTTGTTGTTAGTTCACCCGTACCTTTGATTAAGTATGGTATATAGTGTGATATCATAACATTTACAATTGGTAAACTGAAAAAGAAAAATAATAAAGTAACAAATACAGGAATTTTAGCTTCTTTAATAATATCACTATACCAACTTTTATTATAACCATAGTAATTAGGCATTTGTTGTTGATATTGTGGTTGTTGTTGATTATACATATTCCATTGGTTGCTCGGGGGAGAATATTGTGCCATAGGTCTTTGATTCATCATAGCAGCAAAATCAGCATTTGTGGGATGTTCCATTCCAATCATATGAGCTGTCGGAGGCATATTGTCCATCGAATGTTGAACAGTTGAATTTGGATTAGGAGAATTAATGACTTGAACCGGGGCTTGGGGTTGGCGTGTTTGAAGCTGAGGAGGTTGCATCTGCTGTTGGGGCATAGGAGGAGGTGCCATGGGATTTCCGTTCATTTCGTTTAAAATTCTTTGAACTGCGTTGTCATCATTTGACGGAGAAGAATCTAAATCCGATAATAGTGTACCACTCATTTAAAAATATTATATATTGTATTCTTCTTTTTTTCACGCTTCGATTGTTGAAGCTTTAAATTGATAACATTTAGAAGCAATTTGATATGTCGACAATTCAATTTCTTTTATATCAGGGTTAATATGATTTATACAATTTTCATCTTTACATGTTGGTCTTAATATAAGAATTACAAATACACCTAATAAAAAACTAAATAACATATAAAAATTTTTTGTTTTTAGAAATTCAAACATTCTCTTCTAATAAAGTAGTATGTCTGAATCTTCTTTTCACATGTTACAATTCCTTTTCGGTTTAGTATTTGGAATAATATTAGTATTCTTTTTTAAAGAAGAAAAAGTAATTATTGTGGATTATCCTAAGCCTTTTGATAACAAAGTATATCATGATAAAAATGATATGAAATATCAATATATTACAAAAGAAGTTGATTGTGACAAAAATGAATCAACATTAAAGTCATATCCTCTTCAATAATTTCTTTTACGCATTACGTTAATAATTGATCCTTTATATTCTTTATCAACTTCTTTTTGCGTTTTTGTTGATTTCTTAAATGAACCACCTTCTTTTACTTCACCCCCTTGTTTAAATTCAATTCGTAATTCCATTAACGCTTCTCCAACTAAATTTGGTGTTTTCCATTTTTTACTATCTAATAATTCTTCTTGTCCGGGTAAAAATCCTACACCACCAATATATTTTGAAACATCTGCAAATACTAATACATCTTCATTTGTATCAATTAATTTTTTAATTAAATCTGGATTTTGTTCATAATAACTTCTTAATATATCTTTCCATACTCCTTTTGTATCTTTGAGCGGAGTTGTAATTTTTTTTGATGTAATTTGAATATATTTAATTGAGCGAGATTGAAGAATCTTATTTCTTAAATCTTCTGCTCCAATCTCTGTTAATCTATATGCTTCAAACGCTTGATACGGTGATGAAAATTGTGTATCTTGATATACAAAATCTTTAACGTTATAAATACTCATAAACCCATTATCTTCATCTTCAGGGATAGCAAATATACGAGCAATTTTTCCATTCGCTAATACAACTTCTCCAGCTACTAAACTTATTTTACTGTTTTGAATGGTTTCATATGATTCTTTTGAATCAGTATATCTTCCATATAATTTCCATAAAGGAAAATCTCTAGCATACATTTGATAAACTATTTCTTCTTTTCTTTGCTCATATGGCATATCAAAATAAATTTTTCTTTTTTCAACACCAAAAATATTAATTATATCTCTAACAGGGGATCGTAAATTAATCTTATTTTTTTCAAGTTCACTTATATCTTGATTAATTTTTACAACGTTGGATGCTACTTTAGTTTCTTTATATTCTTGATAGGCTTTTCTTAGAAGTGCCTTTTGAATATCAATTTCTTCTTCAATCTTAATAATTTCTTCAAGACGAACCTTTTCCATTTCATCAATTTCATCTTTTGTTAGTGGTCTATAGTATTTTAATACGATTGAACTTAACAATTCACCATTTTTTGAATCATATGTTTCTAAGTTTCCTTCATTAGAAATTGAATATTTATACTTTTTTTGAGATTTTAACTTATTCTGAAAAAAAGTTTTAATTTCTTGTCTTGTTTTTACATCATATGGGAAAATAACTTCATCCATCTTCTAATATATCGGGTAATTATTCTTCAGGGTTATCCGATCCTAAATAAATATATTTAGGGAAACCTTCTTTTTTAGATGCTTGTTTATCTAACATATAATATCCAGGCTGCATAGTATATGTTGTATTGTTTGAACTCTTAATATTTACATTATTTGATGTTGAACCGAATAAAAAGTTAACAATAAAAAATGAAATTACTGCCCAAATAATACAAAATAACCAAAATGGAAACCATGTATGATGTTCAGTAGTTTTAAAAGCAAATTCTTTCCACTTACCAGAAGAATCAAACATAAAAGAAGGTTTTGTATAAAGTATTGCTACAACTCCAAGTAAATATAAAAAAGTGCTTAGAATTAACACTCGCATCTAATTAATCTAGCTTAAAAAATTAAATTATATCCTTCCGTAGATTTTAATAATCATCTTTGGCTCTTTAATAATCATCTTCAGCTGTTTAATAATCATCTTCAGCTGTTTAATAATCATCTTCAGCTGTTTAATAATCATCTTCAGCTGTTTGTTGCGCATCATATGCTGCATTTTGTTCATAAAATCCGTCATTTCCTCCTCCAAAAAAGCCATAATTATCAGGAATTCTTCCAGCTGGTTCTTGATTTACAACATTACCATCAAAATCTGTTATTCCCATTTCCACACGTTGTTTTCTATCTCTTTCATATTGTGTAGCGTTGTAAGCATAAATTGCTTTTGTTCCTCCTACAGCCCAATCACCAATCCCTAATCGTTTCTTTACTAGTTCTAATGATTTCTCTTCTTTTGTCATTTTATCAAAATTTGAAATTATTAATACCTTTTCTTTTTCATCGCGCTTTGCGATTTCAATACGAATATCTTCATCCGTAAGTTTAAATCTTTCAGATCTATATTTATTTAATAGTTCTTTTAATAAAAGAATTGGTATTCTTGATGTTGTATCAAGTGATGTATTATCATTAAAATTTTCAGGTGATATTACATTTGGGTCAACCATATCTTTTAATATATTTACTATACCAGCTTTAACAATATAACTAAGTCCTATTTTTCCTCCTAAAATTAAAGGTTCTCTTACTTTATCTTGTAATGTCTTTAAGAAAACAGATAATTGTTTTAAAGCAAATGATATTTTTGATTTAGCAAATGTAGTTCCTAATTTTTCTTTGAGTGGCTCAATATATTGAGTATGTAACCCTATAAATGTATTAATGTCCTTTATAATTAAACCATCTAAATTGTAAGTATTTGGTACCTTTAATTGAGCTAAATTAAACCCATTTAATATTCTTGATAGTGGTAATACTATTGACATATTTATAGATTCTATTACTTGACGTATGGGTTGATCTAGCATGGAATCTAGCAGTTCTACTTCACGTTCACTTATAAACCCTTTTAATTCTTCTAAACTTTGAATTGCAGAATTTGAAATTTTACCATATGCAACCGCAAATTCTTCAGACTCAGCATCTTTAGTTAATTTCATTAATTCCATTAATGTTTCATTTAATAAAACTCTCCATTCTTCAAAAGGAGGTGGTGTAATATTATATAATATTTGTAATACTTCATTACCAACTTCAACATTTATTTTAGAATCTTTTTGTATAGAATTTCTTAAATGAATTGCATCTAATAGTTTATTAAAAGTGTTTGAATTTATTTCTATACGTTGTTCCTTCAGATATGCTTCTCCTTGTAGTTCAAGATCATCAGGTGCCTTAAATTCACAATAAGGGCATATTTTATTATAACCAAACTCATGAAACAAACCAATACGTGGCCCTTGAAAACACACCTTTAAGAAAATCTTATAATAATCATTTTCTGATACATTAAATTCAAATTTTTGATCTCTTCTTAATTCAAATTTGAATTTGCTATGACTATTAATAGGGCCACGAGGAACTTCTTTTGGTGATAATAAAGGTAGATTTTTATTTTTCCAGAATCCACTCGGATTTTGTAAATGATTTGAGCAACATGTGCGCTCGACGAGTGGGGACATTTCTTTCGATATAGAATCAGTTGCTTCTTTATGAGTTGATAATATATATCCTCTTACTTTTTCATATTTATTTGCAGCATCACTTACTATTACATCTTCAGAGTTGCTGTATAAAAATGGTGTAAATCCATGGGGAACTATTTCTTGTAATCCTTCATTTTGTTCTGTTTTTCCATATGCTTTGAGTAAATATTCTTTTTTCTTTGATATTAGATTTTGAACATCCGCTAATACAAGAATTTCTTTTAATAAACCTTCAATATATTTTATTATAATATCTTGTCTTTTCTTTTCATTTCTTTCTTCACCAAATCCACATAATCTCCAAGGATCATTAATCTTTTTATCATCACTTCTTAACATATAACGAATCATAATTGCACTTGATGTGCATGCAAAATATTCAATTATACGTTTATCAGTTTCTTTTCCTAATGGGTATCCTCTAAAATCTGCAATACATCCTTGAGATGAAAATCTTGGAACATAATTTGGTATAAATGTTTGAACTTCTATTATAGAATATGCTAATATAGCACTAACAACAATTCTATTTATATAAATATCATAATCTAGTGTTTTTACTCCTTTTTGTCCCTTAGCCTTTCTCTTTTCAATTTCAACATATTGTTCGCGTGTAGGTCTTCGTAACAGAGAAGAATCTACGCCATTTATAATACGTATATAAGATTCTGGATTAGGGAATATACCAATCGCATCAAATAATTCTCTTGCTTTTTGATAATATAATGTTTTTGCTGGAGAATCAAATTGTAACTCTTGCGTAGAACCTATAGGTGCTCCTAACACCAAATCAACTTCATCTTGTTCTATTGCATCTTTATCAACAAGTTCAGAACGTCCTATTAAAGGTTTACCATTATCATCGTATTCTAAAGATGTATCGAAATCTATATCTGATATGGGTTGACCACAGTTTTGGCAAATAAATTTACCTTGGAATGCTCCACCACTAAATTTTAATAATAATTCTTTATGAATTGTATCTTTTTCTCTAGGATGTAAATATTCTTGTAATAATAAATATTCATGTTCACATAAACAGTGTCTATCACATACAATACAATAAATAAAATTATCTTTCTTATAACTCTGATATTGTGTTAAAAACTTTGATATTAATTGCATTCGCTGTTCAGGGTTATTTACTTTTTTGATATTATTCAAACTACGAACATGGACACATGTATTTTCTTCTGGTTCAAATTGTTTTTCTTCATTTTTAATTTTAATCAAGATAGCTTCTTGTAAACTTTCAATAAACTGTTTATTTATAAATTCGTTGCGATATCGTGCAATACCTTGTGGAAAAGAAGCCAGAGATGCAAGTAATAAATCTTGTGCATAAGTATTTAATGCAGCAAATATTGCAATATCGTTATTTTTATAAAATGGTATTCTTCGTTCTATTAAACTGAGATATTGTTTTAATATTGTTTCAGAATTTAATATATCGATAAATATTTCATATGATTCAGAATTTAATAAATTATTATTCTGAAATGTTAAAGCTGCTATTTGTTCAGAACTTTTCTTTCGAATATATTGAATATGACTTATTACATGGGCTATATTTTCTTCAATCTTAAATATTAAGGCTTTTTGTTGTCCATATGAAAACTCTTTTTGTCCAAATCCATATGATTTTAATTCAATTAATGCATCACCCAATCCATAAATAACAATTGGTAAGTTTTTAATCCAATCTTCAATCACTATATTCCCTGTTTCAGATTCTTTATTTCCTACTGCTAAAATAGAACCAGCATTTGGCACAAGATTAACGCCATTATGACTTTTAATTATATCTTCTAATAAACGTAATTTAAACATAGAATGACCAATATCATATGCGAGTTTTCCAGATCGTGTAACACCTAATTCTCTATCATATACTTTAGGGAATAATAAATAACTACTTATAACAGTATCATCTGCAGATTCTAGAATTCTAGCATCTTCTTTTTGTTTTAGTCTACCAATTCTTGGACCTAGAACGCGTAATACACTAATATATACAGAACTTATATTTTCTTCTGTAATAGGTAATGGTTCACCAGAAGGATTTACTGAAACAGATCTAAGAGTTGGCAATCCATCTACATTTTTTGTTTCATTATCATCAGGATAATCAACACGTAGTAAGTCTTTATCAATCGATAATTGAGTAAGATTTTCTTTTGATTTTATATTCCAACTTCTAAAATAATCTTTATTAAATTTTTCCCACCCACTATACCAATTTGGTAAAAAATCTCCTATAATAACTTGTTGATTTCCTACAAATTCTGTTGTTGCAAATTCAATTTCAGATTTAATATGTTCTTCAAATGAACGAATATCTATATTACCTTTATATTGTGCTGAACCACGAATATCTAAATATAGTGTTCGTTTTACATCCATTACACCACGACTTAACATATTATTTGGAGATACTACCAAATCAAGTATTGTGTCGAATGATGTTTCTTTCTTTCGTGATGGAATCCCATTTTTCTCATATTGAATTAATTCATTACGTAGTAATATACATAATTCTACAAGTCTACGTATATCTTTTATTTTTTTAGGATTCTTTTGTTCTTTTAATTCTAGTTTAGTAATAAAATCTTGTAACATATCACTACGTTGAACATTATCTGGATAGTTTCGCTGAGAAGATTCTATTTCTTTAATTTCTCCTTGAACTGTTACTTCAACTATTTCTTCTTCGCCAAAATCAATTTCTTCTGTTTCATCTTCTTCTGTTTCAACTTCTTCAACAGATTCTTCAGGTATTGAAGGAATTTCTCTTGATCGTAAGACATCAATACCAGAATCTAATGGAATTCCCATAAAGTTAAAATTGTATGTTGTTTCACTATTAGCAGAATCTTTTAATATAATACTATCTTCTTTTGGATTTACATCTACAATTACATACTTTCCAATAGGAACACCTTCATATCCTTTAAAAGCTTCTGCCATTTGACCAACACGATAATCTTGTTGAACTACAAATGCTGAATTTGTTCTCTTTGAAATAATATATAAATTTTCAATTTCATATTCTTCTCTTAAATAACCATCTTCGATTGCTAAATCTATTAATCTATCCGATACACCATCAGGTAAAATTCTTATTAAACTTTCGTCTAAATAATAAATTCGCCCACGTGTATTATTAAATCTTCCACCAAAAATGTGAATTTTATCTCCAAGTTCTATATTTATATTTTCATCTTTAGAATCTTCCATTCTTCCCTATAAGTTTCTAATAAAGTAAATAAAGAATACTTGCCGTAATCTAATCATATAAAAAAAGTGAAAATAGAGTTATATAAAGGCATTCTTCTATATCAATTTAGAAAATGGTTTCCACTAACTATGTTATTGGTATTGATCTTGCTACTTGTATGTCCATGGTAGCTGTTTGGAAAGATGGTAAAGTAGATATTATTGCATCTGAATCAGGTAATCGCACTGTTCCTTCGTATGTTTCATTTACAGAGGAAGAGCGTATTATTGGAGAGGCTGCTAAGTCGATGAGTTCAACAAATCCTAATAATACAGTATTTGATGCAAAACGTCTGATTGGTCGCACCTTTGATGACCCTATTGTTCAACGTGATATTAACAATTGGCCTTTCAAGGTTGTAAATGATGGTAATGGTCGTCCAAAGATTTGCGTTGACTTTAAGAATGAGGCGAAGCAGTATTATGCAGAAGAGATTTCTGCGATGGTTCTTCAGAAACTCAAAGCGATGGCGGAGAGTTATCTTGGTGTTGAAATTAAAGATGCTGTAATTACTGTGCCAGCATATTTTAATGATAATCAGCGTCAGGCAACAAAGGATGCTGGTCGTATTGCTGGTTTGAATGTTCTACGTCTACTTGCTGAGCCTACTAGCGCGTGTATTGCTTATGGTCTTAATACTAAGACTGATAAAGAGCGTAAAGTAGTCATCTTTGATCTTGGTGGTGGAACTTTCGATGTTTCACTACTATCTGTTGAAGATGGTATTTTTGAAGTAAAAGCCACAGCTGGTGATACTCATCTTGGTGGTCAGGATTTTGACAATCGTATTGTAGATTGGGCTGTAGGTGAGTTCATGAAGAAGCATAAGATTGATCTAAGAAATTCTGCAAAAGCGCTTGCACGTATTCGTCTATCAGCGGAACGTGTAAAGAAGACACTTTCTATTTCTAGCCAGGCGACTCTAGAAGTAGACTCTGTATCGGAAGGTATTGACATGATGCTCACTCTTACACGTGCGAAGTTTGAGACTCTTTGTGATGATCTATTCCGCAAGACTCTAGCTCCTGTAGAATCTGTGCTACGTGACTCAAAGGTTTCAAAGGCTGATGTGGATGATGTAGTGCTAGTAGGAGGTTCATCTCGTATTCCTCGTGTCCAGCAGCTACTAAAAGAATTTTTTAATAACAAGGAACTATGTAATTCTATTCATCCTGATGAGGCTGTTGCTTATGGTGCAGCAGTTCAAGCACATATTCTTTCTGGTAACAATAAAAATGATATGACAAGTGATATTCTTCTACTGGATGTAACTCCTCTTTCTCTTGGTATTGAGACAAGTGGTAATGTCATGACACCACTCATTAAGCGTAATACTACTATTCCAGCAAAGAAGACCATGACATTCTCTACATATGCTGACAATCAGCCTGCTGTTGATATTCGTGTATTCGAAGGAGAGCGCCAGTTTACTCGTGATAACAACTTACTGGGGACTTTCCGTCTTGAAGGCATTCCTCCTATGCCTCGAGGAGTTCCTCAGATTGAAATTACATATGATGTTGATGCAAATGGAATTCTTTCTGTTAGTGCGGTTGAGAAGTCTACTGGTAAGTCAAATAGTATTACTATCAAAAATGAGAAAGGCAGACTATCAGCAGATGATATTGAGAAGATGGTAAATGATGCAGAGGCAAATGCAGAAGCGGATAAAGCACGAATGGCAACTGTTACAGCAAAAAATGATCTTGAAGGATATCTTTATAATGTTCGTAACTCATTAAAAGAGGATAAGGTTAAGGAGACTCTTGGGGATAATGATGTAAGCAAAGCAGAAGATGTGGTATCAAAGGCTCTTGCATGGTTTGATGAGCATCCAGATGAAGAAGTAAGTGTATATGAAGCACAAAAGAAAGAAGCAGAATCTACTCTCCAGCCAATTATGATGAAACTGTATGCGTCTAAGATGCCTGAAGGATCTGCTGCTCCTCAACCAAATGTAGAGGAAGTTGATTAAATAAAATCTAAAATTAGATGAATTCGGATCATTATTTAACAGAAGATGGTATAAAAATACCTAGTATTCCTGAAGCACCAGAAAATTTAGTTTTAAATAGAAAGTCTGGTGGTAAAAGAAATCAAAGAAAAGTAAGAAAAACAAAGAAGTCAAAGAAGTCGCGTAAAGTAAGAAAAACAAGAAAATAATTTTTTAAATAAAATATATAATTAGATGAATTCGGATCGTCCGACAAGTGTTGAAGAATTAGTTATAAATGACGTTGACACCCCTGGTGTAGATCCTCTTACTTCTGGTTTTCGTCGAGATGAAATAATAGGTTCTATTGCTTCAAATAGTTCTGGTGATTTGTATGTTGGTAGAATTAATACTATATTTAAAATTACAAATGGTACTTCAAGAGTAATTGCAAATGGAAGAAGACCAGAGAGTGGCTTTGAAAAGCCACCTCTTTTGCCTTTTAATAATATTTGTAGTCCAATAATACATGGATATGATTATAATCCCAACAACAATAGAAATTATTATTATCTAGAAAATAATGTAAGTGCTTTATTAAAGTTTCATACTACTGTGAGTGATATATTAGTTGATAACTTAGGTAATATATATATTATTGATACTGATACAAATAGAATACGAAAAATTGATATTCAAACAAATAATGTGTCAACCTATGCTGGTAATGGATATTATGGTGATTCTCGAGCGGAGCCTGTACAACTTATATCAGGAGATGGAGGTCCAGCAATTGATGCAACTTTAGGTTACATATATGCAGCTGCATTTGATAATAATAATAATTTATATATTCTTGCTGGGGGCGTCACTTCTGCGACTATAAGAGTTGTAGATGCTATAACAGGTATCATTAGAACAGTGGCTGGCATTTGTAATATTGATGCTAGACAAGGTCAAGTAAATGATAATCAATTAGCAACGAGGGTTACCATAGTTCCTCCAAATGTTGTTACTGGTATGGTAATTGATAATAATGGTAATATTTATTTTTCAGATAATACATTTGGATCCGTTCGTAAAATTGATCGTACTACAGGAATGATAACAAATTATGCAGGACCTGAAGCAACAAGAGAAGTAGGTAGAGATGGTCGAAGTGCAGATTCTGAATCATCTGGTGATGGGGGATTAGCTACAGCCGCAACTTTTGGAGTTGTTGGAAAATTAACTATGGATAATAATGGAAATTTATTTATTTGTGATGGAAATCGTGTGCGTGTTGTTACACCAGATGGTATTATAAATACAATTATTGGTGGCCCAGAGCCTGTCTTAGGAGCATTACTAAGTAGCAATGTATTAGATATTACTGTAATACAAAATGGTACTTTATATGTTTTAGATAAAGATAATAATCGTATCCTTAAAGTTGCATTACCAGCATCAGGTGGTCGTAGAAGAAAATCTAAAAAATCAAGAAAAACAAGAAAAACAAAAAAGTCTAGAAAAGTTCGTAAATCTAGAAAATAATCTAATGTATTAGGATGTATGAGAACGATTATATAGTTTTTCCGCAAGGAGGATTATCTAATAGATTAAGAGTAGTATTTTCATATTTTCAATATTGTAAAGAAATAAAAAAAAAATTAGTAGTTTTATGGATAATTGATGAACGATGTAAAGGATTTTTTTTAGATTATTTTAAACCTGTGAATGGAATAGAATTTATATATTATTCTGGTACATATTGGACACAATATATGGGTCGTATAGATTACTACGGACTTAATTCACATCCAAATAAATATAAAAATATATATGGTGATTTAATATTATTAGATAAAATTCAAAAAAAAGTTGACACTATTAAAAATAAATTAGATAAATATATTTCTGTTCATATTCGAAGAACAGATTTAACTCAAATATTAGCTAAATTTATAGATGATAATGAATTTATTGATTTTATAAATAAAAATAATAATTATAATCTTTTTATTGCAACAGATAATAGGAAAACTCAAGATACATTTTATAAATTATTTAAAGATAAAATTAAGTATATTAAATTTATTGATCCCTCTGATAAATTACGTCAAACTAGTTTAGAACAAACAATTATAGATATATTTGTCTGTATATATTCAAATAAATTTAAAGGAACTACAGGGTCATCCTTATCTGATTTAATAAAAACAATTAGAAAAGAAAGAAACATTAAGAATAGCTAATAAGATTTTTATCGACGAGAACGAGTAAGTCCTTCAGCCCATGAAGCAAACATTTTTCCACAATTCATCGCAGCTAATGCTAGTGCTTTGCGGCATACAAGATCATCTTTTGCAATAATTGTCATTAGCATTTCATCACGAAGAGGATGAGGGACGCAGTAGCCACAGAATTGAATGCTTCCATCACGAAGACCTTGGGGATCAAGAACATTTTCATCCATCCATGTGGTTAGAAGATTTCCAAGAGTATGGTCTTCATTTTGGAAGTAAATATCAAATCCACGTGCTTCTTTTTTAGTAGGTTGAATTTTTACATTTTCAGGAAGATCGCCTTTATCAAGAGCAGCATATAGAAAGCATTTTTGTTCAATCACTTTGAGTGCTTCAATAACAATATCAAAAGGATTAAATACCCCAACCGTTTCTACTGTAAAGTCAAAACTGTTTGGTTCACCTTTTTCATCCATCAAATAACAACGTGCAACTTCCATAGTATTAAATTCTCTTTCTAGAAGTTCTTTGCGTTCAGAATCAGATTCTAGTTCAATATAGTTAATTTTCTTATGGCGGTCTAACCAACGAACAAAGATTTCTTTTACTTTTTCTGGTGATTCATCGCGTGTATATCCATACGAACACTGGCTCGTTGGGCTAAATCTTACGTTTTCACGACCAATCCCAACAGATGCTTTTGCTTTAAAAGCGATTGTTTCAGGATTATTATTACCAATTTTTGGCTTTAGTTGTGCAAGAAGACATGTATCATGTGTAACAGGATCAGGGTGAAAGAATTTTGTATTAGGCACAAGAATAGGGCCAGATTCTGTTTGTTCATATACATTAATATCGGATACTTTTACATCCATAAGATCATTTGTAGAGTTTTCAACATTTAATTCAAAACTGTATTTTTCAGAATCCCATTCTTTAGGATTAGCATGAACTAGCACAAGACCAATACGATGTGCAAGCATTTCATTTGACATAGCAGTTGTATTCTTTTCAATTTTAATATCACTTGTAGAACCATCTTTTAGAATTTCAGCACGAAACCCTACACTAGGAACCTCTATAAGAATAACACGTCTTAGTGTATTCGCATAACTAACATGTGTATTTACAAGCTGAAACTTAAGTGTATCTTTCCCATCATAACGAATATTTTTAAATGAAGCAGACTTAACTCCGGATGTAGTTTTAACTTCACTCATCTTTCTAACTAATATACTTTACCTTTAATTCCATTTTAATTTTTTTAGATTTTTGCGTTTTATAGTATATCTAATAGTTCTAAGAATCTAGTAATGGATAGAAAAAACATTTGTTTTTATTCAAGTAAGTGTAATTGGTGCAAAGCATTTATTTCAGAGTTATCACAAACACCTTTTAAAAAAGAATTTCAGTTTATTTGTGTTGATCCTCCAGTTCAACAGCCTCTTCCTAAATGGTTAAAGAAAGTTCCTACTCTTGTAATTCAAGGAGAACCAGAACCACGAACTGATTCTGATGTAATGAATTGGTTATATGAAAATAAGATGAGAACTCAACCAAGTAATCAACAACAAAAACAACAAGAAACTGATATTGATGGCTGGAATTCAGCAGAACATAATAGTTTTTCAAAAGGTGTTGGATATAGTTTTAATGATTCTGATACAAGTGCCCAAGGTAATGGAGGATTTACAATACCAGGTTCTTTTGCATTTTTAAATGGAGGAAATGCTGTTGGAGACAAGAGTTCTCAAGAATATTATCCCGGAAAATCTGAACAAGGACGTAACAAATCAAAGAAAGAAGAAATGTTCGATAAACAAATGGAAGAATATCAACGTTCTCGTGATATAGGTATGCCCGAGCAAAGAAGAGCTGCATAAGTATATTTGGTATAAAGAATTGGTAATACATTAATATAAGGAATGACTAGTATTTTAGGAATTTTTAACATACAATTAATCCGTTTCTTTGAAGATTTGTATCAAACATTTCCGGAAGAACGAGATATTAAAAGTGCTCTAGAACTTATTAAATTTGCAAAACAAAGTAACCCAAAACTTGTTCTGGATTTATTCTATATTCATGTGTATACTGATTTAAATGAACCAATTTCTCGTGAAGACTCTTCATTTATTGTAGATTATGCTAGATTAAAAATTAACAGAGAATTTAATGAAATCTCGCCAGCACTAAGTATTTTTGATAAGTATTGGGATACTATGAGTGATGGAAATAGAAAATCTATTTGGAATTATCTTAAGGTTCTATGTGCTCTTTGTAAAAAAATAAAAGAAGATTAATTAAAAAGTTCAAAAAGCAGCGAAACAAATTCCTCTTTTTTTTCAAAAAGCAGCGAAACAAATTCCTCTTTTTTTCAAAAAGCAGCGTAAAGAATTTTAAAAGATAATTTTAAGAAAGAATATGGATACTACCTTCCAAGCAAAATACGAGGAATTTTGCAACGATCTTCTTACCGCTTGCCCCGAACTAACTGCTGAAATTGAAGTAGCACGTGCTATTTCAAAAGATCAACGTGCTGCAGAATATAAGTCAAAAGTTTTAAAAGAAACTTTAAAATCTGAAACACATGTTGTTCTTCCTGGTGTAACAATCCCTGAGAATATTTGGGCATCCTTATCCAAGAATTCTCAAAAAGCTATTAAAGAATATAATTCAATTCTAAATCTTTGTGTAATTTATGAATCTGGTGACGTTGAGGGAATTCCCCAAGAAATGATTGATGCTATGATGAGAGAATGGAGAACACGTATGGAAGGTATGGATTTCAATAAAATGTCTTCTAAGTTTTCTGATTTATTTGGTAAAGCTGGTGGAAGTTTACCCCCATTACCTGAAAAGTTTTTAAAAGGTCAAATGGCTAAATTAGCAGAAGATTTAGTAAAGGAATTTAATCCTGAAGATTTTGGATTTACTGCTGAAGATGTTGAAGCGTGTGAAAAAGATCCATCTCGTGCATTTGAAATCTTGATGCAAGTTTCTACTCGTAATCCTGATTTAATTCAGAAAGCAGTTCAAAAGATTGGTAAGAAGTTACAACACAAGGTTCAAACAGGACAATTTAAGCCTCAAGATCTTGCAAGAGAAGCAGAAGAACTCATCTCAGAATTTCAAAGTAATCCGGCGTTTGTAGAAATTTTAGAAGGGTTTCGCTCAGTATTTAATTTTGAAGATATGGATTTAGCACGTAAATCAGGAAATGAAGGTAGTGCTAGACTTTCACTTGTAAAACAAAGACTAAAGAAGAAACTAGAAGAAAAGAAAAAGAACAAACAGTAGTCAAAAATAGATGGAAGGACAAACTTGTGGTAAATATATTTGGGAAGATGCTTCACAAATATTTAAATCTTATTATGTATACTGTAATCAACGTCTATGTATAACAAATATCGTAAATCATGTGTTATTCGTTTTTGTTCTACTTATTGCATTTGGATCAATTTTATCTTATCACAAAAAGTCCCATGATATATTTGGTTATTCAATTATTATTGGTTCACTTCATGGTCTTTATTGGTTATATGCTTATAATCAAGAAAAGGCATTTCAAGCACCTAAGATACAGCAAACAACAGTAAAAGAGAATTTTGAAACAAATGTTCCGGCGAATGATGAGTTACCAGAACAAGTTATTGGTTCTAAAGTAACATATCCTACTGCAAAAAACCCTTTTATGAATGTTTTAATTGATGAAATTAAGTATAATCCTTATCGTTCTAAAGCGGCTTCTGTATATGATCCTGAAGTATCAGTTGGATTAGAAGACTATTTTAAAACACAATTTATAAATGACCCTACGGATGTTTTTGGAAAGTCTCAGAGTCAAAGACAATTCTACACAACTCCTTCCACAACCGTTCCGAATGATGTAGATTCTTATCAAGATTGGTTATACCGTATTCCTGGTAAGACATGTAAGGAAGGTGGAAGAGAATCTTGTTTACCAGGTTCTGATGGTGGAGTAATTCCATGGTTAAATATAAATCCTTAATTACTTTCTTCTTTTCTGAGTAAAAAGTTTACCATTTCGGCATTTAAACTTTCTCAAAGTCTTCCCTTTTGTTTGAATTACACTTTTAGTACAAATTGCAATAGCAGCTTGTTCTTTAGTGCCTTTTATAGGTTTAACATATCTACGAACTTGTTTGATACAGTCACAGAAACTTTTTGTAAGTTTCTTTGAAGCTGGGCGCATTTATATTTATTATTAAGAAAATTAAATATAGTATTGTAGGCAGATAAGATGGAGATCAACCGTTTAACTCATACAAGAGATGATACATGTGGTATTGAACAATATTTCGGGCAATCACTAGGTCCTGGTAAATATGCTACGACAAACTTAGTGCCTAATTCACGAGAGGTAAATCCTTTAGCTTCTAAAAATGTTATGTTATTCCCTCGTGAAGGCTATGGCTACAATAATAGTTCTATTGATAATGATTCTGTATTAAGAAACCAACCCGAATTTAATAATAATAAATGCAATATCCGCCAACAAGCGCGCCCTTTCTTAACAGTTCCTTATATGGGTGGTGGTCGTGGCAATCCAGAAGTTGAAACATATTTATTACACTCTGAACAAGTTCGTCAAGGTAAAGAATGTGGAACTGTAACTGAACAAGAATTTACTCAGCAATACACCCCCTTAATTCCTTTAGTGAAGGAAAATATTCAAAATCCTAAGAATTTAATTCCTGAAGTAGCTTCACCCGGTTGGATACACGGTGGATTACCTAGCCGCTCTTATATTCGCGATGTTAACTGTTAATAGTAAATTGCTATATATGGATAGATGAGTAGCCTTAACAGTTATTTTGAAGCATATGAAAAACCATCTTCTCATGTGTTTGAAAAAAAAGAAAATCCGCAAGTGTATGATAGATTTATCCAAGAATATCAAAGTGATATGCCTAAGAGACATATGTTAGGGCTTGTTGGTGGTAATGAAGTATATGAAATAAAAGGGAATCGTGTAGATCTAGAGTCAGATTTGATTGGAATTACACGTGCAAATACATGGGCTACAAATCGTAAGCATTTACCATCTGATACACCAGATTCTATTAAACGTGATACTCCGAAAGAAAAGATTACTATTAATGCTACACCGGTGAAGAGTGAAGAATTTCAGATGTGGTCTTATCCTGTTGTTAACGCTCCTTTATCTTTTAAGAAAGAATCATGCATGCCTAAGAATAAGTTTTAATTACAATTCTGTAATAGTAGAAATGGCTTCAGGTCAAGATTTTTTAAGAAATATGACTCGTTCAAAGTGGGATGAATTTCACACACAAGATGACTTACGTATCACAAGTTATGCTCTAAGATATTATGCGAATCCTCCCGGTATTAACTGTTATGAAAGTTATCCAGTTGATGTAACAACACGAATTCAAAAATCTGGGTCAAGTTTTGTCCATGATGCTTGGAAAACAGATGTTGAATCAGATTTATTTAATATTAACAGACTTAGCACACGTGTGAAGAATAATAATATCCAATATAATCCTGATACAAATAAATTTACAAATGCAACTTATGTTGCTCCTAAAGATGAATCTGTTCCTCAATTATTTAATCGTTTAGTAAACCCTCCTTGCACTTTACGAGCAACTGGTTGGAATCGCTGGGAAGCATTACCTCATCAACCTCAACTTGCATTTGAAACACCTTTTGATTTCTTTATTCCTTCAAGAGATATTGATAAGGAGAAAAATAAAACTCACTAATACAAAAGTAGTATTAGATGGAACCTGTATCCGCATTAGCAGCATTTGGATTAGTAGGTTTGGGATACCTAGTAACAAAATTATCAGAAACAAAAGAAAGTTTTCAACCTCTACTAGTGAATAACAGTCGCCCAGCACCAGTTTCTGTTCTTCAGAGAAATGAACAAGGAAATTCTGCTAAAGCTTCTAATCAAGAACTTGATTTACAGTATGCGACTCCATTTGGTCAAACATATCCGAGTGAACCTGTTCCCGGACCAAAAGGATCTGCATTTGCTTATGGAGGTGTTAAAGAACCTGCAGCTAGAACGTATCCTACACCTCAACCAATAGATACTGCTACAGCACAAGTTTCTATGAATAGAGGAGGTATTGAGCAAAATCCATCATATATTGAAGATGATGCTGTTGTGACTGCTTTATCAGGGCAACAAATTTCTTCATCTGATTTTACTCATAATAACATGGTTCCTTTTTTTGGAGGGCGTGTAAGACAAAATGTAGGAGCACAAACAAACTCTGGTATTTTAGATTCTTATACTGGTTCTGGTGTTACACAAATTAAGAAAAAAGAAGTTGAAACCATGTTTAATACTGCACAAACACCTTTTGGTAATCCATTTGGATTAGAAGATTCATCTAATTTTATTCATGATAGAATTGAATTACCAAGAAGTCGTGCTGGCGAACGTCCTTTTGAACCAGTTCGTGTTGGCGCTGGTGTAGGAGAAAAATTTGGTTCTACTGGTAAAGGTGGATTTCAACAAATGGAAGTTAATCAGCTTATGATGGAAAAGATGCCAAAGACAGATGATATTAGAACTGCAGATAATCCTAAATTAACATACAAGGGACAAGTTGTTCCAGGACAACATTTTATAGGAAATTCATCTGATAATCCTGGTGAAGTTCGTAAATACAAACCAGATACTTTTTACATTGATCAAACTGGTGAACGTTATATTGGTGCCTTTGCTCAAGATGCTCAGAAAGAAGCGACACGTCCTATTCAAGTAATGAAGTATACTACACGCACAGATACTTCTACTGAAATGATTGGTCCTGCAGCATCTCAAGAATTTGGTGAATCATATGTTGTTGGTTCTTATCGCACACCCATGGCACAACAATATGGTGGTGCTGGATTCCGTAATGCTGATATGACAAACTATTATACAAAGAATACTGATGCATCTGAAGCAGATTATGGCAGATCTTCAATTGAGATACGTCCTAATGAAAGAAATGCTACATCAACACGCACTATGGGTCTGAATTTAGCACCTGCTGATACTGGTGCTGTTCCAATCCATTTTACTGATAGAGCAAGACCCACATATCGTGGTGAAACCGTTGGTAATATAAGACAAACTGGAACACCTGTAGGATATGCACAAGGAGCACCTGCTATTACAGTATGGACTGATGATATTGCTCGCACAACTGTAAAAGAAACAACAATTAATTGGAATTATATGGGCATACCTTCTTCTGCAAGTCAACCTAATAAACTTAAAGTATATGATCCTGATGATATTGCCCGCCCTACACAAAAAGGACAAATTTCTGCCAAATCAGAATACTATGGAACACCTACAGGTGCTTTACAAGACTTTACAAGTCATGAATCTGCATACAATATGCGCACAAACCCTAATAAGGAACGTATATCAGAAGGTCGCACACCTATGTCTGGAAATGGTGGATTAGCTGTATTTACAGGTGATATTCATCAAACATCTAAGAAGATTGATGCTGATATAGTGAACGATAGAGCAAATGCTGTGAATCGTTCATTAGATTTTAATGCTGGTGTAGGAGATATTGGTCAAGTAAGATATAGAGTTCCATTAAAAATGGATGTATCGACTGAACGTAATCAACGTGAAATGATAGCTGCTGTTGAAAATAATCCTTTACAACAATCTATTCATAAAAATGCCCAACATGATGAAGCTCTTTATCAAGAATTATTAAAAGGTATGTAAATATGACCTAAACATATAATCTCTATAAAATTTAATGAACAGTTCTTCAAAGAAAAACTCTTTTTTAATATCTGGAGAGGCTGGTGTAGGGAAAAGTTTCTTCATACGACAAGAAGCAAAAAATCATAATGCTAAACTTTTTCGTTGGAATGTGCGTATAGATCGCAGTCTTCGTGAAGGAAGAGAAATTCTTCATCAACAAGTTCGTTCAAAAGAACCATTATATGTTTGGATTGAAGGAGCAGATGATTTAACACAAGAAGCACAAGCATTTTTAAGAAGAATTCTTGAAACATCATCTGTAAATGTTGTATCTATGCTTGAAGTTCGCGAACCATGGAAATTATCTCCTCCAATTATTTCTCGATGTATTCCAATTTGTATGAATTCAAAATATTCATTTCGTGCTATGAAAAATAATCAAATAGCAAATCAATATAATTTAGTTACTTCATTAAAAGCATTAAAGAAGGAAGATATTACATTAGAAAGTATTACTAAACTACGTAATCAAGGATATGACCCATTTGAAATAATTAAATTATTTGAGATTGATAAAAATGTATTAAATATGTATCGTCAAATTGGAATTGGTTGTTCTCCATGGATTCAACTCGCATATTTTATTGCGTTATATTAAATTTTAAAGGATACAGCAATCTAAAAGATAATGGATATACCCGGATCGGAAGGAATAAATGTATATGCTGATGCAAAAGTTGAATATACAAGACAGTTAACACAATATTCTTTACAAGCAATAACAGGCTATTTTTTAAAACTTCTTGAAGAAACAAAAGAATCTGAGAAAGAATCAAAAAAAATTCTACTCAGTTTTCAAAATCTATTAAAAACTATACCAGATTGGAATCAAGATAAAGTTCAAAGAGAAACTAGTTATTTATTAAAAGAAATTAATTGTGATTATTTTGAAGATCTATTAAGTGCTGTATTTGTTGCACATACAAAAGTTCTTTCTGCAATTCGTTTAACTTCAAAGCAAAAGAAACTTCAAATTACAATACCAAAAGTTGAACATTTTCTTCATCATACTATGATTGAATGTGCTCGTATTTTATGGTCGAATGTATATCTATTTTCACCAAATGGAACTGCTGTAGAAAGACAAAGAAATTTACGCCAAATTGAACAACTTATTCAAGATGGTATTCTTCAATCAATACGTAGCATGTTACCTGTAAAGAACATTTTGAAAGAATATTTAAAAGAAGATGATGAGGACGATGATGACAAAGTTGAGGAAGTTAAGGTTGAGGAACCTAAGGTTGAGGAAGTTAAGGTTGAGGAAGTTAAGGTTGAGGAAGTTAAGGCTACAATTGAAACAACTCCGGTTCTAGATTTACCAACTGTTGAAACGGAAAAGAAATCGAATGTTCAACAATTGGAAATTCCTGTGATTGAAGTTGATACAGAACCTTCAGTTACATTTTCTGATGTAGATACTGTTTTCAGTTATGAAAATCTTGATAACGATAATGAATCCGATGATGATTCCGATCATAATTCTGAATCTGATAAAGATTCTTATATTGAAATTCTTGATACAAAAGGTGAAGTATTAGATGATTATGAAGATTTAGACAAAAAAGAAGAAACTGTTGAATTTGAAAGCCTAGAATAAGCGTTTTGTTTTGTTCGTTTTTTTCATGTAAACTGCCAGAATATGAACGAATACATTATGGGTGTATTATTTGGCGGTGGTCTAATATCAGGGCTTGGAGCACTCAGCACATATACTATTGAAAAGAAAGAACCCACGATAAAATCACTATCGCGTGATTTTATAATTGGTTCTGTTTTATTTGTTTTAATTATGCAACTTTTACCAGAATCATCATCTAGTTTACTTGGATATTTAACGAGTTTTTTAACATTCACTACAATGACATCAACGCCAGCAATAGATGATATTGAAATTCAAGTTGGAATTCCTAAGTTTTAGGCTAGTGCTTATATAATTGGATACATAATAACACTTATATGCATTTATAAAGTGCCAAAGACTATGATTTAATGGATAATATAAATTATATGGAATCTGTATATTTATAAAGAATGATATAATATTTAGTAATATAATGTTCGATAGTATTATTTTGTTTGTATAAGTATAACCCATATATATATCATACATAACCCATGAACCAGCACAAAAATAGTCAATTATATATATAATATAATTTGATTCTTCATATATATGATATAATATAGAAAATATTGTAGATAATAAAATTATATTTATGTATCCAAAAGTCTCAGCTTTATAATATTTTATAAGTGGTAAAATACTACAAAAGTGTGGTATTGTAGATATAACTAAATACATAGATTTTATATAGTATTATTATCTTAAATGCTAGTTTAAATAAACAAAGAATATACTTTTTCATTCTTTGGAATAGAATTTACAATAAACTTTGAAAAAGGTTTTTTATAAATTTGTTGTTTAGGAATACAATTTACACATTTTTCTGTAATATGCGTGTAAAGTTCAAAGTCAGGAAAGCGTTCTTCATTTTCTTCATCCCATAATATATTCTTTCCATCAGTATCAATTAACCACATCCATAATATATTAAATAAATCAGATTCAGTTTCTTTTACCAATCTTCCTTCTTCTTCACTTAAAATATTATTATTACGCTGTTTAGGAATTTCTGGAAATAAACTTTCAAAAATACTGATTGAAAGTCTAGCTAAATCAAAAGAAGGATTTGGATAAATTTTTTTCTCAGAATTTTCTCCATTTAATTCTGGAAAATTAAATTGGGTTGCTGCATCATTTCCTTCTTTAAAATCGTCACTCACAAATAAATGTTCATTTATTGAAAAAATACTTCTTCCAAAATCAATAATTTTGAAAATTTTACCATATGTAGGAACTTTAAATTTTTTATTGTCATTTGTTGTGTAATATAAATATAATTCATCCGTATATTCCCATACGATATTATTTGAATGTAGATCATTATGAGTAAATCCAAATAATGTTTGTGCAATACATAAACCAGAAATTACTTGAAAAAGCCAAGCAGACCATTTATCCTCCCATAATTTTGAACCAGGTTCACAACCTACTTCTTCATAATCCTCTAATAAAGAATCCATCGTAGATTCATTTTTATCCATGATTATCATCATAACAGGAAAATTTTGAAGATTTAATAAAACTTTTACTGCATCTTCATCTTCTTCTTCATCTTCTGTTTCTTCTTCAGAAGATTCCGTTTCTTTTTCACTTGACACATATGTATCAATACTTACAGAATCTAAAGATTCTAAATCTTTAGTTAATTCATTAATATTACTATCAATTAATTCTTCATAATCTTCTGATTTTTCATTATTATCTAAACAATAATCTGGTTTCTTCATAAGTTCCTCAAATATTTCTTTTTTTTCCTCTTCATCATCAATACCATCAATTGATACAGTCATATTATTATTCTCAATACCTGACCAGAACCATTTATATAATCTATAACTATCAACGTCATCCGAAATATTGTAACAATATTTCTTGGCTATTGCACGAAATGTTCCATAAAACACATTAAAATGGGGAGAAATGTTTTCTTGTCTTAATTTACCAAGCGCATATGTTGCAATAGCTTCAACATATGCTTGATTCCATGGATCGTTTATTTTATTTTGTAATTCTTCATCTATTGTATAATCAAATCCTTCATTCTTCTTTTTAATATATGCAACAGGATCAATTAAGTGTGTTACTTTTAAATAAGCATCAACAGATTTATTATTTATTTTAATTTTACAATTCCCTTTAATATCTTCTTCATTTGTAATTTGTAATCCTGAAACTTTAAAATTATTATCAAACCAGAATTCATTAGAAATATCAGTTATTTGAAAAAGAACTTTTAATGAAGGAAAATATGTTTGAATATTCGAATAATATTGTATTTTTTTTAATCCATCAGGCAAAGAGCTTACTGAATATTTAGGCTGAGGTATAGTGACTCCCCGGAGTATTGTATTAGGCGATTCCATCTTTTTTCAGATATAGATTGAATGTTAAGTTCAATAACGCATTATTTTATATTTTGACTATATATAAATATGGCTCAGTCAGCAATGAATGTATCATTAAGAAAGTTTGATATGAGAAAAATTCAACAAGATTCAGTTTGCGTTTTTATTGGAAGAAGAAGAACTGGTAAATCAACTTTGGTAAAAGATCTATTATTTCATCACCAAGATATGCCTCTTGGAACAGTTATATCGGGAACTGAAGAATCGAATGGTTTCTTTGGTAAAATGATTCCACCTATTTTTATTCATGGCGAATACAACCCTGTTATTTTGGCAAATTTCTGCAAACGTCAAAAATTAATGATGATGAAAATTCAACAAGATAAAGATAAAGGGCAAGTAAATAATATTGACCCTCGTTCTTTTATGATTCTTGATGATTGTATGTATGACGATTCATGGACACATGATAAAAATATTAAATATCTTTTTATGAACGGTCGTTGGCTAAAAGTATTCTTTTTAATTACGATGCAATATCCTCTTGGTATTCAACCGGCTTTACGTACAAATGTGGATTATGTATTTATTCTACGTGAACCATATGCTTCAAATAGAAAACGCATTTATGAAAATTATGGTTCTGCTTTTCCTTCTTTTGAATTTTTCTGTCAAGTTATGGATCAATGCACCCAGAATTATGAATGTTTAGTAATTGATAATACCACACAAAGTAATAAATTAGAAGATTCTATTTATTGGTATAAGGCAAATCAGCATGGCGATTTCCGTATTGGAGCACCAGAATTTTGGCAACATTCTGCGAAATATCACAAAGAAAATGAAGGAAATGACAGCTATGATCCAAATGCTGCAAGAAGATTAAAAGGTCCACAAATTCAAATTAGAAAAGTTTAGATTTAATATAAGTAAAGTTTAGGATGGAAATTAATTATTCTGATTTATTATTTTTAGCATTAATTGGATTTATACTGTTAATATTGGACAGAGTATATCGTATTAATTTTCGCTTAGAAGAATTTACTAATCCAAAAATGTGTGGTGTAGGAATGGAACCTTGTGCTTTTGGAAAACGCTGTATGAATGGATTTTGTGTTGATGAAAAACAACCAGCTTTAAAACCTACTATCCTCCCGGTTTTTCCTTGATTGTATTTAGATGGCTCGTAAAACTTCTACAAACCCTTTTGGTTTAGTATTTATTTTATTACTTCTAGGTGCTATTTCTGCATACATGAGTTATAAATATACAGAAGAATTCCGTGCAATTGATTGCTTAGGTGTTACATGTGGTGAAGGTCAATTCTGCCAACAGAATAAATGCAGAAATATTAGCGCTTAAATATTTTATTAATTCTTTGTATCAAAGAATCATATAATATTAATTATCCATCTTACGCTGAATGGCTAGATCACCCATTTGATTAAACATAGAATTTGTTTCAGACGGTCCTACAACATTTTCAATCTTCTGCTCACGATTCTTATTTTTCTTATCTCTATAAAACTCTTCACGAGCTTCTTCATTTTCTCTATACTTCTTCATTAGTGTATTGAGTTCTTCTTCTGCATATTCTTGTTCCTTAATCTGGGAAGGTTCAGGATCCCAAGGAAGCCATTTACCAACCTCTGCAGAATAAATATTAGAAACAGGATCTTGCTTCTGAAGTTTCTTTGCACGAAGATTTGCTTCTTCTTGGCTACCATAGACGCCGCGGATTTTTAGACCCCGAACAGTAGTGTGGAAATTATTCTGTTTGTAATATTCTTCTTCTAGACGCTCTTTATTTGAATACATATAATCATCGTATTTTTCCTTGAGTTTATCATATGTCATCTCTTGAGAATTCTTATTTACAAACTCCTGTAAAGAACCTAATACTGTATCTACACGAAGTTTTGCATTACGACATGATATTGCGACACCGCTTAGATCTTGTTTCTCAAAATTAATTGCATGAGTTTCAAGAGAATCATTCACATTCTGTGTTAGCTTTGCAAGAAACTCTTCGACAAGTTTTGTTTTTAGATTAAATTCAAACTTATTAAGATATTCATTAAAAAAAAACATATCTTTTTTCTTTAATACATTCTCAGGTGAAAGAAAACTTAATAAACACCATCTTTGACCTGGGATTTCAGGATCAGTACTTAGAAAGTCTTCATGCTCCTCTGAACTCATTATACAAATTATAATATTTTAATCTTTAAGCATTATAGATGAACACTACTGCGACTGAAGTTATAAACAGAGCCATTAAATATTTAGTGGAAGGTTTAGCGATTGCTGCTGTAGCAATATTTATTCCTAAAAAGAGTTTACCTATTAAAGAAGTTGTATGTCTAGGTATTACTGCGGCTGTTGTATTTGCGATTCTTGATTTAGTATCTCCTTCTATCTCTTTTACGGCTCGCCAAGGCGCAGGGTTTGGTATTGGTGCTAACTTAGTTGGTTTCCCTGGTCGCAAGATATAAACTAATAATAGATGAAATATAAATATATAAATATAGTTATTTTATTATTTATAATTATATTTATAGGAGTAATAATAAAATATTATGATGATCTTAAAATAAATTTGACACCTTATGTGTATCCAGAATTTTCTAAATATAATAATTGGAAAGGATATGTGGATGATAGATTTTTAGATGAATCTAAAAATTTAAAACTTGTTATGAATGAACATCATTCTGGTTTTTTTTGTAATTTTAATAGACTTATACATTATTTAATGTTATTTCCAAATATTGTAGAAATTGAATTTAATATTAAATCAGACATAGGTAAACATAAACCATTTGTTGGAGATAAAGTTGAAATATTTTCTACATTATTTGAATATTATAAAGAACCATACAAAAAAGTCGATGATATATTGAATATAAGCGGTAATGATTTTTTAGGATTGCCAACTGGTGGTGACACTACATTTTTTTATTATAATCATAAAAGAAGTAAATTAGATGCATATAGTGATACATTCTCTAAATATATTAAATTAAGACCACATATACAAAATAAATTAGATTTAATGACAAAAGAAATGAGAAGTAATTGTGATCAAGTGATTGGAATATTTGTTCGTTCTGAAGCTTTAGGAAAGGAACAACCTTCTGGTCGAATGCCTACGCGAGAACAATATCTAAATGCTATTAAGAAATTAGATACAAAAACAAAAAAAACAAAATTCTTTTTACGTGTAGATAATTATGAAGATTTAGAATTTTATAAAGAAAATTTATCGCCAAATTATTATACAAATATTAAAAGAGGAGAAACAAATAAAGGCGACGCACCTCATAGTTATACAAAAGAATTTAAACCTATTGAAGAACTTGAAGATACATATTTAGAAATTGCTTTGTTATCAAAATGTGAAATATTAATTCACTGTTCTTCAAATATGGTAATAGCATCTCTATATATGAATAAACAGCAGCAATCTATTTGTGTCTCAGATCCTCCATCATCTTACTGGATTGCAAATTTACTTTATAAGTAAGTTCCGGTTTTTCTAATATATAAATAGGTTTTATGAAACAAAAAAATATTTATATATTACTATTTATTTCTTTTTTATTAGTATCTTTATACATTTATACTTATAAAATAACAGAACCACTTGAAGATTACGATGAAACAAAGAATCCTAAATTAGTATTTAATGGTCACTGGTCAGGATTATTTTGTAATATCAATAGATTAATAAATTATCTTGTTTTATATCCAAATATAAGAGAAATAGATTTTAATGTATTAGCTAGTAAAACCCATCATAAACCATTCATAGGTGAAAATGTAGAAATATTTTCTAAACTCTTCCAAAAATATAAAGAAGATGATATATCTATTGATACTGTGTATAATTATAATGGAAGTGATTTTACTAAATTTGATTTAACACATAGAAATGCTTATCAATATTATAATGAAAATCGTTATAAATTACAACCATATAATACTGCATTTCATAAGTATATTCATTTACTACCACAATTACAAGAACGTCTTGATAAAATGGTATTAGATATGAGAGCGGATTGTCAGCAAGTAATAGGTATCTTTGTAAGATCCAACGCGTTAGCAGATGAACAACCTACTGGTATTATGCCTACACGTGAAGAGTACTTAGAAGCTATTTCTAAATTAGATACCTTTTCAAAGAAAACAAAATATTTTTTAAGAATTGATAACGATGAAGACTATATATTTTATAAATCAAAGTTATCTCCAATTTATGAAACAAATATTAAAAGAGCACAAACAAATAAAGGTGATGCACCTCATACATCTGGAGACTATATGAGTTTGGAAGATTTAGAAAATACATATTTAGAAATTGCTTTATTATCTCATTGTGATATTTTAGTGCACTGTGTATCAAATATGGCTAGCGCTGCACTGTATATGAATATGAATTTAGTTTCTATTTGTGTTTCAAAGCCTGTAAATAAATAATATGTTTATTTGTTTTTTCATGTTTAGATTTACCTAATTTTATATAACTGCCTCCACAGTTACATTGAATTTGTTCTTTATTTTTTGCTCTATATTCTGCTTGTTTTTCTTTTAATTTATCTTTATTTGCTTCATTATATTTTTTGAATTTTTCAAGAATTTTTTCTTTGTTTTCTTCATAATATTTCTTTGTTTTTTCTTTTATATATTCTTTATTTTCTTCACGATATTCTTTAGAATGTGATTTTACATGTTCTGTATTTTTTTCTGCCCATATTTTTTTTCTTTTTGCTACTAATTCTTTATTAGTTTCTTTATATGTATTATTTTTTTGTGTGATTAATTCTTTATTATTCTCATAATATTTCTTTCTAGCATTTTTTACCTTTTCTTTATTTTCTTTTACATATTCTTTATTATATTCATTTCTTTTAATAGAATTTACAATATTATAATTTGTAAAATATTCTTTTAACTTATCTTTATTTTCTTCACGATATTGTTTGTGTTGCTGTATTATTTCTTCTTTATTATTTTCATAATATTCTTTCATATTTTCTTCTTTTTCTTTTTTTGATACATATGCTCTATTAAAATTTAAACAATATATATCATTATTATTTTTAGATTGCTTAATAAAATAGTCTTCTCTTTCATTTAATTCTCTCTTTGAATTACATGGATATTCTTCAATTAACTCTATTTTAACATTATTCCATCCAATTGTATTAATATGTTTATATATATTTCTACCAGGACATAATTTAGAAAGATATTTATGATTGGAAAAACGATAATTTAATTCTAATACCGTTGAACCAATATAATAGTAGTTATCAATACACAATAAAGAATATATTTTACCATTTTTATATTTATTATTAGTAGAATTCATTTCTATATACCCGGGATATTTTTTTTTAAAAAATATTAACGATTAACACTTCAATTTTATATTTATTTTAATATCATATTAGTATAGTATTCGATAGTATCAGATGGATCTGATAAACTGCCAGCGCAAATCATTACATATTTGCTCCCATATTTTATCTTGAATATATAATTTATCACGATTCTTTAATAATGGAAAACAAGGTAAATATTCATCAAGTTCTAGTAATTCACAAAACTTATATAATACATATGAATAAGATAAGAAATTATTTCTCCCTGCAGGACAATATTTTTGAAAGCTAGGTTGTATTTCCTTAAACATATAACGTAACTTTTCTTCAATTTCACGATTCATAATTGGAGCATTTTGACCATTTAATCTATTTATAATATGAGGAACATGCTCATAATATTTATTTAGTTTTAACTTCTTTAAAATCTCACGAATCTTTGTTCCTTTAATATTATTTGTATCAATAATACGTTCTTTCTTAAGTTCTATTAAGATAGAATCAAATACATCTTGTGGAATATCAGTTGATTCTTTTGCTTGGAATTGTGCTAGCCATTCATTAAAATGATTAATACGTTTATATGCATAATATGATACTTCTCTAGGAGGATCTTTATAAGATGGTTTATCAGAATCCATTAAAATAAATTGTTGACTACCACAATTTATACATGTAAACATAGCTTCATTTTGTGAAAAAACCATTTCTGTTTCACAATCTGGACATTCGCCATACGTATCTTCTTTAATTATTTGCTTTACACATTCAGGATGAATTTTAATTAAATAATCTTCTAATAATTTATCACGAGAAATAAATTTTTCTTCACTAATTTCTATAATATTACTACTTATATCTTCTTCTTTTGATGCAATTTCTAATGCTTCAAATATATTTCCTAATTTTTTTTTAGTTGTTCTTTTTGAGGGCAGTGTACCATTTTGTATTTTTTCTTGAATATCATAATAATTATACAATATTTCACCAGTATCAAGAAAATAATCTAAAAATTCATTTTTATTTGTTCTTATTATAACACTATTATTTAATTCATTTAATCTTTGTTCTAGTTGATCTACTTGCATATCATTTTTACACGATTCAATCTTTTCTTCAAGTTCTTTCTTTTCATTTAATATTAGATTTAATTCATTTTCATTATCAGTCATTTTTTGTACTTGATTTTTATGTAAAGTATCTAAAGTTGTTTTAGTTTCTATATTTGCTTTTCTAGATGTTTTTGTTCTAAAAAAAGTATCATAATTATTTTTTTGTAACATATGGTAATTCTAATATTTCTTTTGTATTAACATTTAGACCCCTTATTTAATATACGTAATTTTTTTATGACTCTTTCAACAATTATTTATAAATCTCCCCGGCTAAAAAAAAGTACGTTTATCCTAAATTTTTTTCTAAAATAAGGGTATAAGAAATGACAGGCGGTGGTTTAATGCAACTTGTAGCTTATGGCGCTCAGGACGTATATTTAACTGGTAATCCCCAGATTACCTTCTTCAAGCAGGTGTACCGTCGTCACACCAACTTTGCCATGGAATCTATTGAAAATCCTTTCAACGGTTCCCCTGGCTTTGGCAAGCGCGTGACTTGCACCATTCAACGTAATGGTGATTTAATCCACCGCATCTACCTCCAGGCCACCCTCCCCCGTGTGACCCTCCAGGCTGGTGACGGCTCTGGTGCCCAGTTCCGCTGGCTTAACTGGGTTGGCCACAATCTCATCAAGAGCGTTGAACTCGAAATCGGTGGCCAGCGCATCGACAAACACTATGGTGTATGGCTCCACATCTGGAATGAACTCACCCAAGAAGCCGGCAAACAGGGTGGTTACGCCAAGATGGTTGGTAACGTCCCCGTGCTAACCAACTTACTCGTCCAGGGTGGTGAGCCTTGCGACAGTGATTGCGCC